ATTGATGTTGTTGTAGAACGTAATTCTCTTTCCGACGGGTTCCTCAACAGGGCCCAGAAAGTACAACCTATAGGATGTATCATGGGTTTGCGTGGGCCGGGTGCCCGGCCGCTCCGATTGAGGGAAGAAAAGCGGCTCAAGGCTGAGAAGGTGTTGCGGGCCTATCATGCGGGGGACGTGAAGCGTGCTCCGCCGGTTGCGCCGTGGTTAGCGCCGGACCTGACGCGGTCGCAGCGGGTCATCGTTTTCTGTGAGTCGTTCCAGATCACGAGCGGGCCCGACATCGGCAAGATGTTCAAGCTGCGCGGCTGGCAGCGTCGCTTCATCGAGGACGTCTATCGCGAAGACGAGCACGGCGTGCGTCCGGTGCGAACCGCGATCCTGTCGCTGGCGAGAAAGAACGGCAAGACCGCGCTCGCCGCACTGCTCGCGCTTTGCCACACGTTCGGGCCCGAGAGCGAACCGCGCGGCGAAGCGTATAGCTGCGCCAACGATCGCAAGCAGGCGACCAAGATTTTCGAAGAGGCAGTTGCCTCGATCCTGATGCATCCGCAACTCGCCGGGCGCTGCAACATCGTCAGCCACGAGAAGCGCATGACCGACATGGTCACCGGCTCGACCTTTCAGGCGCTTTCCGCCGAAGCGCGCACCAAGATGGGCTTGTCGCCGAGCTTCGTGGTCTATGACGAGCTTGGTTCAGCGCGCGATCGCAAGCTCTACGATGCGATGGACAGTGCGCAGGGTGCGCGCGCCAACCCGCTGATGCTGGTGATCTCGACGCAGGCGGCCGACGATCACGCGCCGCTCTCGGTGCTGATCGACCACGGGCTGCGGATAAAGCACGGCGAGATCAGCGATCCGTCGTTTCATCTGACGCTGTATCAGGCGCCGGTCGATCTCGACATCATGAGCGAGGACACGTGGCGGCTGGCCAACCCGGCGATCGGGGATTTCCGCAGCTACAGCGACGTCAAGCGCCAAGCCGAGCAGGCGCGCGCGATGCCAAGCCACGAAAACTCGTTTCGCAATCTGATCCTGAACCAGCGGGTCGCGGCCGAAGCCAAGCTGTTCGAGCGCGAGCGCTGGAAGACCTGCGGCGGGCAAGCGCACATCCCTGACGGCGCCAAGGTGTTCGGTGCGGTCGATCTCGGCGCCACGCGCGACATGACGGCGCTGGTGCTGGTGTGGGCCGATGCTGCCGACGTGTTTCACGTGCAGCCGCACTTCTGGCTGCCCGGCAACATCATCGAGCGCTCGCACGAGGACATGGCGCCCTATGACGTGTGGGTAAAGCAAGGGCTGCTCTATCCCGCCGGCGAGGGCACCGATCCGAAGCTGGTGGCGCGCAAGATCGCCGAGTTGAACGGGCGCTATCGGATAACCTCGATCGCGTTCGATGCGTGGCGCATCACCGAGCTACAGCGCGCGCTCGACGAGATCGGTTGCCGCGTCCTGCTCACCCCGCACGGGCAGGGCTTCAAGGACATGAACGGCGCGATCGACGTGCTCGAACGGCTGATCTTTCAGCAGCGCATCCGCCACAGCGGCAATCAGATTTTGGCGTGGAACGTGGCCAACGCGGTCGCGACCAGAAACGCCGACGGCTTCCGCAAGCTCGACAAGGTCAAGAGCAGCGGGCGCATCGACGGCGTGCAGGCGCTCGCGATGGCGTTCTCGCTGGCGCTGATCAAGAACGTCAAGCCGATCGATATTGAAGCGCTTATCGGGTGAAGCATGCGCAAGGCGAAGGCAAGGAAGACCAAGATGCCGGGCCGCAGGGACCGGCCCGAAACGGTCAAGTTCACGATCGCCGCGATGGAGATCGCCAAGCTCGAACTGCAGCCGAACGACATCGTTGTGCTGCGCACTGATTTCATGCTCACGAAGGATCAGTGCTTCGAGCTTCGCGCGCGGGCGCAAGAGCAATTTCCCGCCGGCACCCACATCGTCATCCTCACCAGCGGGCTGAATCTGATGGTGCTGCGCGACGAGCGTGCGAAGGCCGCATGAGCACCAAGCCCGATCTCGAATATCGCATCGCCAAGCTGACACTGCAGCCGGGCGACGTGATCGTGTTCAAGACCGACAAGATGCTCACCGCCGAGACCGCGCATCGCATCCGTGAGTCGATCAAGGAGATCGTGCCGCACGTGCGCGCGCTGGTGCTCGATGGCGGCGCCGAGATCGAGATCATGACATCGCGCCAACTGCGCGAGCGGCTCGATGAGACCTGAACAAACACTGGCACAGCTTTGAGGACACCATGCGCTTCACGGTGATCGACAACTTCTTTTGCGAAGAGCTTGGCAGTGAATACGTCGCCGGCCTGTCCTACGAGGCGCGCGAGGAAGATGTCGCGCTGCGCGCGCTGATTCCGCGCTGGATCGAGGAAGGCAAGGTGCGCGAGGGCGGGCCGCGCTCGGAAGTCATGGGCAGCGGCGACGTCGCCGACAATGCAGGGGAGAAATAACATGGCGGTCACGCATCCCACGGCAATCCGCAACCTGATGTGCGATCTGGTGGTCGATCAACTCGATCTCAACACACCGCCCGGCAAGCTGGTGTTTCTGACGTCGGGCAACGTCCCGGTCGCCACGCTCACCTTCGCCAACCCGGCATTCGGCGCGGCAGCGAACGGCACCGCCACCGCGAACGCGATCGCGCCAGACACCAACGCGGCCGGCGGCACCATCGCCAAGGCCGAGCTTCGGCAGGGCGCCGCCACGCCGGTCGTCCTGTGCTCGGTCACCGCGACCGGCGGCGGCGGCGACATCACGTTGAACAGCGTGGTGATCTCGGCCGGGCAGCAAGTCTCGCTCACCAGCCTCACCTACAGCGCGCCGGTCTGATCGATGGCTGCGGCCAAGCTCTTCAATCTGGCGCGGATGACGACGCCGACGGCGGGCACGGGCGCGACCATCGCGCTCGGTGTCGCGGTCGCCGGCTATCTGAGCTTCGCGCTGTCCGGTGTCGCCAACGGCGATGTGATCTCCTACGGCATCGCCGATGGGGCCAACAGCGAAGTCGGCACCGCGACCTATAGCTCGACCGGGCCGCAACTGACCGGGCGCACGGTGACCAAGTCGACCAACGGCGACGCACCGATCGCGCTGTCGGGATCGGCGCAGGTCTTCATCACCATCCGCTCGGAAGATTACGTCTCGCGCAAGGGCGACACGGTCAACGGCAACATCGTCCTCGACAACGTCAACCCGACCATCGTGCTGCGCAAGCAGGCGAGCGGCGAGACGGCGCAAATCTACGGCACCACCACCGGCAATGCCATGCGCTGGCAGATGCAGCTTGGCAACCTCGACCCCGAGAGCAGCGGCAATGCCGGCTCGAACTTCACGCTCGGCCGCTACAGCGACGCCGGTGCATTGCTCGACGTGCCGCTCACGATCAATCGCGCAACCGCTGCAATGGCGCTGACCGGCGACCTGACCATCGGCAAAGTGTCGCCGACGTTTTACCTGAACAGCACCGCGCCCGGGCAGAACCACATCACTGGGCGCAAGGGCGGGATTGATCGCTGGACGATGCAGTTTGGCAATAATTCCGCCGAGAGCGGCGGCAATGCTGGAAGTGATTTTGCGCTCTATCGCTATGACGATGCCGGCGGCGGCGCCGCCAGTGCGCTCGGCATCAACCGCGCGACCGGCGTCGCGACGTTCGGCAGTAATCTCGTGGTGACATCTCCCGGGCCCTACACGTCACTGCAAATTAAAGCCCCCGCCGGTGCCGGCTCGCCGATCGTGCAGGGTTACAAGGGCGGCTTGGTGCGCTGGGATTTCTTCATGGGCGACGGCAGCGCCGAGAGCGGCAGCAACGTCGGCTCGGACTTCATCATGCGCGCGTTTCGCGATGATGGCATCAACACCATCAACCCGTTCGGCATCACGCGCTCGAACGGTCTGGTGACGTGTTATTACGGCCTCACCGTCAACGGCGGCGACGTCCGCATCACCAAGGTGCAGCCGTCGCTGATCCTGAACAAGACCAGCATCGCCGGGGCAGCGATCTGGGGCCAATATAACGGCTTGAACCGCTGGCTGATCATGCCGGGCGCGGGCGATGGGGAAAGCGGCAGCAATGCCGGCTCGAATTTCTACATCACGCGCTATGACGATGCCGGCAACGTGCTCAGCGACGTGTTCAGCATCAACCGCGCCACCGGCGCTGCGACGTTCAACGCGACAGGTCTGTTCGATGTCAAGCGCAACGCTGGTGGGGCTGCGATTGCACGCTTCACCGATGACGCCGCCGACGCCAACGCCTTCATCGAAGTGAAGGGGCAATACTCCGCTTATATTGGATCGTGCGGCGGCTACCCCGGATTTTTCAAGGACGCCGGGGTGACGCCCGCCGCATGGTACGACACGAATAACAGTTTGTGGAACGTGTCGGGCAACATCCGCTGTTCCGGCATGTTCGATTTGCCCGGCAATATAATTTGCGGTGGGCAGGTCGTCGGTGGCTCGATGGCTGTCAGAGAAGCAACCCAACCCTCTTTGTATCTTCAAGGCCCCGCAGGCTCTACAACTTACGTCCAAATATATCATTACATCCCCAATGGGCGCTCGGGGATGATCTATAATGATCCTAACAAGCAATTTGCGATGGAGTATAACGGCTACGTTAATCTCGGCACCGGGATGAACAGCCGCGCCGGTGTTAACGGCGCGTTCAACACGCCAACCGCAGCCTTCAATACCTGTTGGACCGGCGGCGTGCTGCAAGTGTGGGTCGACGCCACGCTCATGGGCAACATGAGTTGGACATCGGACTACCGCATCAAGAAGGACGTGATCGATCTTGGTTCGATGTGGGAGCGCGTCAAGGCGCTGCGCCCGATCAGCTACACGCAAGCGCAGTACACACCGCAGTCCGAGAAGGTGCGCAAGCTGGAAGAGGCGCTGCAGGCGCGCGCGCGCGAACTCGACGTGCCGCAGGCGAAGCAAGGCTACGAGTTTGCGCCGATGTTTAACGCCAGCGATGCCGAGCAATGGGGCTTCATCGCGCACGAAGTACAGGCGACGCTACTGCCGACGGCGGCGGCCGGCGTCAAGGATCAAGCCGACGCGATCCAATCGCTGAACGTCGGGCCGATTATCGCCGCGCTCACCCGCGCACTGCAGGAATCGATGAGCCGCATTGAACAGCTTGAGGCGATGATTGCACCGCTTCTCGCCAAGCCGGCGAGTCACTGATGGATGAAGCGACGATCACCCGGCAAGGCGCAGCGGCGCTGCTGACGTACATCCAGCGCGCGCTGCCGATCGTGCCGACCACCGCCGCCGACTGGATGGCAGTGCTGCCGGCGATCAGCGCGCTGGAAGGCGTCGCCAACGGCAAGTTCGAACTGGAGCAAAAGCCGATCAAGCCAGCCGAGTAAAAGGCGCGCTTAGATGTTCGACGCACTAGGTCGCCTCGCGCTTGGACAATTGCCCGGTGCGCTCGGCGTCGCCGGCAACGGCGCGCTGACCGCAGGCAATGCGGCACTCACCGGATCGGGCGTCTCGTCATCGCAAGCCACCGGCGCATTGCCGGCGCAACAGGCGGCGGTCGCCGGCGCCGGCATCGTCGCATCGCTCGGCACTGGTGCGCTGGCTGCATCATCCGCGAGCCTCGCGGGCGCCGGCATCGCACGCTGGATCGGCAGCGGCGCACTCGCCGCGCAGGGCGCGACGGTCGCCGGCGCTGGCCTCTCTCGCTCAATCGGTGTCGGCGCGTTCGCTGCAGGCACTGCGACGCTCAGTGGTGCAGGCAGCATCGCATCGGTTGGCGCCGGCGCACCACTCAGCGGTGCGAGTGCCGTCACCGGCGCCGGCGTCTCAAGTTCGCGCTCGACGTCGGCCACGCTGCTCGCTTCGCTGTCGACGATCACCGGCAGCGGCGCCGGCATCACGATCACGCTCGGCACCGGCGCGCTGTTCGCGCAGAGCAGCAAGGTCGCCGGCGTCGGCATCTCGGTATCGCTCGGCAGCGGCACGCTCGCCGCATCAGGCGCAACGCTTGCCGGCAGTGGCGCTGCAATCTGGCGCGCCGCCGGCGTGCTCGCTGCGCAGCCAAGCGCGCTTGCGGGCGCTGGTGTTGCGCGCTGGATCGGCAGCGGTGCGCTCGCGGTACAGGCCAGCGCGATCGCCGGCGTCGGCATCGCGCACTCAGTGGGGCTTGGCGCTCTTGGCGCTTCGGCCGCGACACTGGCCGGCAGCGGGCTGACGCGCTGGTCTGCATCCGGGGCACTCGCGGCTCAGTCGGCGACGCTCGCCGGCGCGGGCATTTCGTTTTCGTTCGGCAGCGGCGCGCTTGTCACACCGCCCGCAACACTCTTCGGCTTCGGCGGGCAGGGGTTTGCCGGCACTGGCGCGCTCACGGCGCAGCCGAGCACGCTCGCCGGCGCCGGCATCTCGTCGTCGTCGGGCACTGGCGCGCTCGCGCCCGCGCGCGCGACGCTCGCCGGCAGCGGCATCGCGCAGGCATCCGGCGGCGGCGCGCTCGCCGCGCAGGGTGTCACGCTTAGCGGCGCGGGTCTCTCGCGCTCGATCGGCGCTGGCGCGCTGGTCGCGCAGCCGGCGACGATCTTCGGGGCTGGCCAGCCGGCTGCATACGGCAGCGGCGCACTGGTCGCGCCATCGTCGAGCCTCACCGGCAGCGGCGCTGCAGGATACGGCGGCAGCGGCACGCTCGCCGCACAGCCGGGCACGATCGTCGGTAGCGGCGTCTCGCGCTCGATCGGCACCGGCGCGCTTGCGAGCGGCGCCGGCAGCGTTGTCGGTGTCGGTGCTGTCGGCACCGGCGGCAACGGTGTGCTGGTCGCCGGCGCGTCCACGGTCGTCGGTGTTCAAGGCATCGAGATCGTCGCCGGGTCCGGCGCGCTGCAGGCGCAAAGCTGTGTCATCGTTGGCACGGCTTTGGCCGAATGGCTCGGCGCCGGCGCGCTCGTCGCGCAGGGCGCGCGCGTCACCGGCGCTGGTGCGCAGAGTTGGGGCGGCACTGGCGCGCTCATCGCGCAGCCATCGAGCCTCACCGGCGCAGGTTTTGCGATCTGGCGCGCGGCCGGCGCGCTCGCCGCACAGCCGTCGGCCGTCAGCGGCGCCGGCACTGCCGCGCTCGCCGCGTCGGGCGCGCTCATCGCACAGCGTGCGAGCCTGTTCGGCATCGGCGTCTGGAGTTGGGGCGGCAGCGGCATTCTCATCGCGCAAGGCGCGCGCGTCGTCGGTCTCGGTTCTGCGTTCTGGTACGGTTCCGGCTCGCTCGCCGTTTCGGCATCGACCCTCACTGGCGCCGGCGTTGCGAGTTGGACGGCGTCGGGATCGCTGGTCGTTTCCTCCCCGTTTGTTGTCGGCGGTCTCGGCGTCGCTTTCTGGTCAGTCTCCGCTGCGCTGCAGGCGCAGCCGAGCACGATTACCGGCGCCGGCATCTCGGCCTCGACAGCCGCCGGCGTTCTGCAGGCGTCGCTCGCATCCGTCACCGGGTACGAAGGCGTCACCACGATCGCGGGCACCGGCGCGCCGCGCGCGCAGTCCGCAACGCTCAGCGGGCTCGGTCTCTCGCTCTCGATCGGCACGGGCGCGCTCGCGTGTGCGGGCGCCCACGTCACCGGCTTCGGTCTGAAGGATTGGGGCGCCGTCGGTGCGCTGCAGGCGCAAGCCGCGCGCCTGATCGGCACCGGCACTGCGCAATGGCTCGCCGCCGGCGCGTTGTCCGCTTCCGCGTCCAGCCTCAACGGCATCGGCGCTGCAAGCTGGGCCGCGTCCGGCACGCTTAACCCCGGGCAAGCCGCCGTCACCGGCGCCGGCCTTTCCGGTTCTGTCGGCAGCGCCGCGCTTGTCAGCCAAGCCACAGTTGTCGGCAGCGGCGCGTCGCTGTCACACGGCAGCGGCGCGCTTGCCGCGTCAGCCGCGATCGTCGTCGGCATCGAGGGTGTCAACGACGTCGCCGCACGCGGCGCGCTCGTCGCGCAGCCGCCAAGCCTTTCCGGCGTCGCGATCGGCGGGCTTGTCGGCAGCGGTGATCTTGCCGCAGGTAGTGCATCGATCGCAGGCGCCGGCGCGATCACGCAGACACCCGTCGGGCAGATTCTCTATCCCGACGTCGACGATCGAAAGCTCGAAGTCGCAGCCGGTGATCGCGTGCTCGAACCGGCGACGGCGAGCAACACGATCGCAGCCACAGCGGCGAGCCGCGTGCTCGTGCCCGACAGTTTCAGCCGGGTGATCATGGCCGAGGGCGGTGCGCTCGCACTCGGTGTCGAAGCCGCAAGCAGGGCGATCGCAATGCCGGACGTCGGACGCATCATCGTGGCCACGGCAACAGGGCGCACCATTTTCGTCGAGCGCAGCAACCGCGTGCTCGCAGCCGAACGCGACGACAGGACGATCGAGACGCCGCGCCGATCGACAAAGCTGGCAGCATAAAATGGCGAAGCCTTGGGACGATCCGAAAGACCCGGAAGAGGTTCTCGATTACGTCATCGATTGGACGTTGCCGCTTGCCGGCGACACCATCGTGTCGTCGGTGTGGACGCTGCCCGAGGACACCGATCTCATCGGCGGCGAAGAGACGTTCACGCCGACGACGGTGACGATCTGGCTGAGCGGTGGCACCGCCGGCAAGGACTACGCGCTGATCAACACCATCACCACCGCAGCCGGCCGCACGCGCGAGCAGACCGGCAAGCTGCGCTGCCGCACCAAGTAACCAACGGAGAACGACCATGACGCTGCAGATCGTAGACGGGCCGACCATTGCCGCCGGTGAATCGCTTTCCGACGGCGCCGATTGTTCGGCCGGCACCATCGTCCGCATCACTGTGCCGCAGGAATTCACCGAAGCGAACCTGACCTTTCTGGTGTCGACCGACGGCAACTTCTACAATGATCTGCACGACTCGAAGGGTGACCCGATCACCATCACCGCCAAGCCCGACAGCGGCATCGTGGTCGCCGAGGCTTGGACGAAGTCGATCAACTTCATCAAGTTCAGGTCTGGCACGCGCGCACATCCGGTCAGTCAGAACGTCGATTGCCGCTTCGCGATCGCGGTCGAGGCGCCAGACGCGCCGGCGCTCGAAGGTGCCAGTGCCTCGCGCGCGGGCCCGCGCGGATAGGAGGACGTCATGAGTTTTCTAATCGCCGCTGCGGTTCTCATCATCATCGCATTCGTCATCAAGTGGTGGATGAACATCAACGTCGAGGAAGGCTTTCTCGGCAAGGGCCTCATGCTCATTGTCGTGGTGCTGGTGATCGTCGGCATTCTGGTGATCTTCGGTCTCGTGCCCTTTCGAGGCTGGGGCTGATCATCCGCTGCCGCGCCCGCGCCCGCCCGAAGCTGATCAACCTTCCATCATGGTGCCCGAGCGATGACATCGATGGCCACCGGCTATCTGTGGGAGCAAGCCAAACGCAACGCGCTGGCGCGGTTGACGCCGACACAGCGCGCTGCGCTCGCGCGCGCCGAAGCTGAGAAAACACTGGCACGCCTTCGTCGCGAGTATGACGAGAGCGAGCACCCGCGCGACGAGACCGGCAAGTGGACCGACGGCGGCGGTGGCGGTGGTGGTGCAGCGTCGAAGCCGGCGTCGTCGAAGGAAGGCGGTGACGAAGCCGTCAAGCTCGATCCGGTGGTGACCAATGTCGGCGGCGACGACTGGAACAAGAAAACCGCCGAGAAGCTCGAACGCGAGTTTCAGACCGCGCGTCCGAAGATCGAGCATCTCGAACAGCGCGCGATCGGCAACGTCGAAGACATGAGCGGCGGCGACGACGACGACGAAGACATGGTCTACATGCCGGAAGAATGGGAAGCGCTGTCGAGCGATGATCAGCAAGAGGCGCACGACGCCTTCATCGAAGCCGTCAAGGACGATTACTACAACAGCGAGGTTGATAACTGGCGCAGTGAGTACGCCGAGGACGAAGCGATGGCCAAGGTCGCCGGCGAGTTGACCGACAGCAACGGGAACGACTCCGACGACATCGTATGGGCGCAAGAGGCGCTCGACGAAATCCGCGACGCGCGCGAAGAGGAAGGCAAGGCGCCGATCCCGTTCGACAACAAGCAACTGATCAACGCGATGTCGATCGATTACGAAGCGCAGGGCGGCTCATGGCCGAAGAAAGATGCCGAGCTTTCGTTCGATGACGACGCGCTGAGCAAGCCGGAAGGTTTCGATCCGGATCAGCAGACGCTGCCCGGCATGGACCCGATCGCGCCGCACGAGATGCTCAGCGAGGACATGCGCGAAGAGATCGACAAAGCGCTGATGAAGGCGTTCGAGAAGCGTAGCGGGGACGTGGCCGGCGATCTTGAGCCGCCGGATTATCTGATGGAGAGCGCTAAGGAGTTCGCTGGCGAAAGCTGGGACCAAAAGGACGACAGCGAAAAGTTTGAGTTCGTCCAGAACAACACCAACATCCTCGAAAAATACGAAGAGACCAGCAGCGGCGCCATCAACGAAATGAAGCTCGATCGGCTGCCGTCGAAATATGATCCGCTCAACAACACCAGTGGCGACGATTACAAGCGCACGCAGGCGCTGGCGCGCTATCTCTCGCGTGAACGCTCGAAGGAAATCCTCGAAGAACGCGGCCTCGATGTGCCATCGGATCAAGACCTGCGCCGCATCGACAACGAGCTTTGGTCAGCTTGGAAGGAAAGCTCGACGTCGAAGGAAGGCAAGCTGATCCAATTGGCGGCCGCCGAAGAGCTTGGCGGCCGGCTCAATGATCACACCCGCGCGGCGATCGAGCCGGAAGAGGCGAAGGTGCGCGCCGACAGAATCTTTTCCAGCATCGGCGGCTATGACGGCGTCAAGGCGCTGATCCGCGCGAAATGGGAAACGACGCAGCATCTGCTCGACAAGGCCGGCGAGAACGAACTGCAGCTTTATCGCGGGCTCACGCTCGACAAGGCACTGGTCGAGAAAATCTTCACCAAGCACGCAGCGGCCGGCAGGCGCGTCGGCAGCTTCACGCATCTCCCGACGATGGATGTGAAGCGCAACGGCGCCGCGTCGACCACGACAGCGCTCACCGTCGCCAACGGCTGGGGCGGTTCAGGTGGCGGCAAGGTCGTGCTTCGGGCGGTCGTGCCGCGCACCGCCGCGATCTCGATCCCGGCCTACGGCATCAACATCAAGAGCGAGCAGGAAGTCGTGATCGCCGGCACCGCGTGGAAGGGCTGGGACGTGTGGCAGGGGCAGGCGCCCGGGCTCGGCGGCACACCGTTGCAGAAGCACGACTGATCATGGCGAAAAAACCAGACAAGCACGAGATCGACATTCTCGCGCACGAGATGGAAACCGGCGCGCCGCACTGGCTGAGCGCGCAAGGCAAGCGCACCAACGAGACCGAGGAAGAGCGCAAGAAGCGCATCCGCGACAAGCACTATCGCAAGCATCTCGCCACGCGCGCGCGGGCGAGAGCCGAGACGACACTGGCGCGCACCAAGCCGAAGTAGCCGGCACCGACACCACCAAGACCTGAACGCTTCCACGCGCGCGCACCCCCGCGCGCGCACACGCGCGCTCGCGCGCACGGAGGGCATGACCATGCCGATGAAGCCGAACAAGGGCGAGAGCCAAGCCGATTTTATGAAGCGCTGCGTGCCCGACATGATGGGCGACGGCAAGCGCGACAACGAGCAGGCGACCGCTGCCTGCCTCACCATGTTCAGCGAGGGCGAGAAGGAAAAGCGCAAGTCGCTCACGCCCGAGGACGACGAAGAGTTCGCCGACTGGATGGATCGCTGCCAAGAGGGCGGCGAGGACGCGGACGAATGCCGCGTGATCTGGGCCGACACGCGCAGCGCCAAGATCAAGAGCAACGGCAACGTCGTGCGCAAGACGCACGCCGAGCCGGTGGTCGAGCGCGAATTCGTCATGTCCGATGAAACGCCCGATCGGATGAACGACATCATCATGTCGACCGGCTGGGATTTGGAGAACTTCAAGAAAAATCCGGTCGCGCTGTTCAACCACAACAGCAACTGGCCGATCGGCACATGGTCGAACCTGCGCGTGGTCGACGGCAAGCTGCGCGGCAAGCTCGATCTCCTGCCCAAAGGAAAGATTCCGCGCGTCGATGAAATTCACGCGCTGATCGAGCACGGCATTCTCAAAGCCGTGAGCGTCGGCTTCGCGCCGAAAAAGCACGAACCGATCGTCAAGGGCGATCCCTTCGCGGGCTCGCGCTACCTCGCTCAAGAGTTGGTCGAGACATCACTGGTGACGGTGCCGGCCAATCCGAACGCACTCGCGGTCGCCAAGTCTCTCAGCATTTCCGACGACACGATCAAGCGCGTCTTTGCCAAGCCCGGCAGCCGGGACGCGCTCGAACACGATCGTCGGCTCACCGGCAAGCCCGCCGACACATCTCCCATAGTGGGCAAGTCAATGTCTGCCTTTGCACAACGTATCACTGACTCGCAGGCGCGCATCGTCGCCTACCGAGACAAGCTGACTGAGCATCTCAAGAACGTCGACGACAGCAATGTCAGCGACGCCGACCTTGAAGTGACCAACGAACTGAACGCGAGGATCAAGCAGGAAGAAAAGAGCCTCGCGTCGCTCAAGGAGTCCGAGAAGAGCCTGTTGCTTTCGAACGACGCCGACAACGGCAATGGCAACGGCCACGACAAGGGCAACGGCTCGGCGATCGCCGCCGCGTCGATGCGCTCGGCCCGGCCGTTCGGCTTCAAGCCGAAGACGATCGACCCGATCGAGTATCTGGTGCGTGACGGCGTGGTGCGGCTGTTCGCCCACCGCGAGAAGCGCAACGTCGACGAGATGCGCAAGCTGATCTACGGCGACGACGAAGCGACCAAGGTGTTCATCGACTTCACGTCAAAGGCGGCCAGTGCGCCGGCGATGACCAACGTCGTCGGATGGGCCGCTGAACTGATCCAGCAAGTCAACGCCGACTTCCTTGAGCCGCTCTATCCCAACGTGGTGTTCCCGTCGCTTGCGGGGCAGGGGCTTTCCCTGTCGTTCGGTCGCAACGGTCGCATCTCGGTGCCGACGCGCTCGCTGACGCCGACGATCGCCGGTTCGTTCGTTGGTGAAGGCCAGCCGATCCCGGTGCGGCAGGGTGCGTTCACGGCGGCGATCCTCACGCCGAAGAAAATGGCCGTGATCACCACGTGGACTCGCGAACTCGACGAGCATTCGATTCCTGCGATCGAAGGCTTGCTGCGTGATGCGATCAAGCAGGACACGGCGGTGTCGATCGATGCCGTGCTGCTCGATTCCAACCCGGCGACGGCGGTTCGTCCCGCCGGCTTGCTCAACGGCGTTGCGTCTCTGACGCCGACGACGGGCGGCGGCTTCGCTGCGGTGGTGGGCGATCTGCAGAAGATCGCCGGCGCGCTGATGACCGGGACCAACGGCAACATCCGCAAGATGGTCTGGCTGATCAACCCGGCGCAGAAGCTGACGCTGTCGTTGACCAGCGCACCGGGCACTGGCGCGTTCCCGTTCAAGGAAGAGATCGGGCGCAACCAGTTGCTGACCTACCCGGTGATCGCTGCGGGCACCGTGCCGGTTGGCACCGTGATCGCGGTCGATGCCGCCGACTTCGTGTCCGTCGGTGGCGAGGCGCCCCGGTTCGAGATTTCGGATCAGGCCACGCTGCACATGGAAGACACGCTGCCGCTCGCGATCGGCACGCCGGGCACGCCCGCCGTTGTCGCCGCGCCGGTGCGGTCGCTCTATCAGACCGACAGCTTGGCGCTGCGGCTGATCATGCCGCTGAACTGGACGCTGCGCCGCTCTGGCGTGGTGGCGTGGATGGCCGGCGTCACTTGGTGATCTCGCGCGTTGACGTCTGAGAGTCCCGCCAACTCTGGCGGGGCTTTCAACTCCCCCACCGTTGAAACAAGGAGGTCCATCGTGGCCGATCATTCAAGCGACCAAGCAGTACAAGAACGGGCCAAGGCAACCGAGGCTCAGAAGGAAAACGCAAAGAAGGTCATCGCCGAGCAGCGCCAAGCTCGCGAGGCGCGGATGGCGGAAACGCCGGAAGCCGGCAAGCCGACTCCAACGCAGGAGGAAAACGATCTCGCTGCGATGGGTGTTCATCTCCCTGAGCACGAGCCCGACGGCAGCCCGGAGCAAGACCCGAACTATCTGAGTCAGAATCCGCTCGACCGGCAGCGCAAGCAGAGCGAAGCGAAGCGGCCGGCAACGCAGCCGGGCGGGTATCAGACGCGTCAATCGAGGCCGGCCGAATCGACAAGCTGAACATGAGGCACGTTCCGCTCGTAGGCCGTGCGCCCTCGCCCGTCACGAAGGGCGAGGGCGATTATCATCCCGGCCCGTGGCAGCTACCTGTCACGGGCGGGATTCTGCCTGCCTATGTCGGCGAGAACATCAACTGGTGGCAGCTTGGTTATGACCCGGTCGATATGTCCGGCTCGTCGGCGATGGTCGAAGCCGCGCTCTCGGCCTACAGCCAGACCGTGGCGATGTGCCCGGGCGATCACTGGCGACTGAACACCAAGAAGGGCCGCGATCGCGTCACCACGTCGGCGCTGTCGCGCATCCTGCGCAAGCCGAACCTGTATCAAACGATCAGCGATTTCATGCTGGCGCTGACGCGCTCGCTGTTTCTCGACGGCAACGCCTACGCGCTGGCATTGCGCAACGATCGCTACGAGATCGACGAGCTTCATCTGATGAGCCCGCGCCAGTCGGCGCCGCAGGTCGTGCGCTCGACCGGCGATGTGTTCTATCGGCTCGGCGGCAATGACGTGATGGAGCGCTTGGGCGAAGTGCTGGTGCCGCAGCGCGACGTGCTGCACGTGCGCTTGCATCCTTCGCGGCGCTATCCGTTCCCGCTGATCGGCGCTTCACCGATCGAGGCGGCAGCGTCCGACATCGCGGCGGGCAACGCGATGCTGAAGCAACAGATCAATTTCTACATGAACCAAGCGCGGCCGAGCGCCGTGCTGTCGACCGACCTGCAGCTTGACAAGGATCAGGTGCAGGCGCTGCGCGATCGCTGGAACGAACAGGTGCGTGGGCTGCAGCAAGGCGGCACGCCGATCCTCACCGCCGGCCTGAAGGTGCAGCCGTGGGCGATCGGCGCGAAGGACGCCGAGCTTGCCGAGATCATGAAGCTGTCGGGGCAGAACATCGCGCTGGCCTATCGCATCCCGCTCGCACTGCTCGGTCTCGGTGGCACCGGCGTCACGTCGACCGAGGCGCTGATGCAGCAATGGATCGCCACCGGGCTCGGCTTCGCGCTCAACCACATCGAAGAGGCGTTCGGGTTGTTATTCCAATTGAAGGGACAGCCCGAAGAATATCTCGAATTCGAGACCAACGCGTTGCTGCGCTCGGCTTTCAAGGATCGCATCGATGCGCTCGCACGCGGTGTGCAGGGCGGCATCTTGGCGCCGAACGAAGCACGCGAGCGCGAAGGACTCGACAATGTCGAGTTCGGCGACGAGCCGCGCGTGCAACAGCAAGTCGTTCCGCTCTCGGCGGCCGGCGCGATCCCGGCAGCGCCCGGTCCCGGCGCGCCGCCATCGGTGTCCGGCGCGCCGACTGCGCTGCTCGCCAAGCCCGACGAAAAGAAACCGTCCGAGCCGCCCGCGTCACCAGTCGAAGGCAAAGGCCATGACGACAACGTCCAACGGGAAGTCAGAAACATCCTACGCGCCGCCTCAAGGATTGGCCGCCGACGATCTGCTTGATGCATGGCGCGAGGCGCTCGGCGAAGTGCTGGTGCAAGAACGCCGGCATTGGGAACGCGAGCGCGCGCTGATCGAGGCGCAGGCGCAAAGCGCGATCGCCAAGGCGCACGGCACGATCGACAAGATGCAGGCCGCGATCGTGACGCTGCGCGGTGAAGTGCTCGATATGGTGCGCGCGCGGCTCGCCGAAGTGAAAGACGGCGAGCGCGGACCCGCCGGCCCGGCTGGCGAGAAAGGATTGCAAGGTGAGCGCGGAATCATCGGACAGCCCGGCCCGGCCGGCGAGACCAGACCCGCCGGACCAGCCGGCGAACGCGGCGAAAAAGGATTGCAGGGCGAGCGCGGAATCATCGGACAGCGCGGACCCGCAGGCGAGACCGGCGCCGCCGGTGCCGTCGGACCTGCCGGACCCGCAGGCGAACGTGGCGCCGTCGGCGAAGTCGGTCCTGCCGGGCCAGCCGGCCCCACCGGCGAGCGTGGCGCCGCAGGCGACATCGGACCTGCCGGACCCGCCGGACCTGCCGGCGAGCGCGGCGCTGACGGCGGAACAGGTCCGCAAGGCGATATTGGGCTGAAGGGCGATCCCGGTCCTGCCGGCGATCCGGGCCTCGCTGGCGAGCCCGGTGCTGTCGGTCCCTCCGGTCCTGCCGGCGAACGCGGCCCCACCGGCGAGCCCGGCGCGCGCGGCGAAATGGGCTTGAAGGGCGACATCGGCCCACGCGGAGAACGCGGCGAAAAAGGTGAGCAAGGGTTGGCTGGCCTTATCGGCAAAGCCGGCGACGTCGGCCCGCGTGGCGAGCCCGGCGAGAAGGGCGACAAGGGCGAGACCGGAGATCGCGGCGCGCCCGGGCTGTTGCCGATCGTCAAGCTCTACGCGCCCGGCGCGGTTCACTACGCGGCGCAGGTCGTCGCGCACGGCGGCGGGCTGTGGCAGGCGACCAAGGACACCGGACAGACGCCACCGCATGACGACTGGCTGTGCCTCGCGCGCGGCGGTCGCGATGGCGCGTCGCCGGGCGTGCGCGGCACCTATAGCGAGCGCGAGAAATATCGCGCGCTCGACATCGTCGCGTTCAACAAGGGCAGCTTCGTCGCGCGCAAGGACAACCCGGGCCCGATCCCGGGCGACGACTGGCAACTGCTCGTGGCGCACGGCACCAAGGGCGAGAAGGGCGTGCAGGGTCCGCGCGGCGATCGCGGTCCCGCCGGTCCGGGCATCACGCGCTGGCTGATCGATCGGCGCAGCTATGAGGCCAAGCCGATGCTGAGCGACGGCACCGAAGGCGCCCCGCTCGATCTGCGCGAACTGTTCGAGCAATTCCAGACCGACGGCGGCTGAGACAATGGCGGATCGCACCATCAAGATTCTCACGCCGGCCGACAGCTTCGCTTTGCTGTCGCTCGACGAATTGAAAGTCATGCTCGGCATCGGCGCCGCCGACGTGTCGAGCGATCCGCAACTGCGCCAGATGATCGACTGGTATTCGGCCTATGTGTCCGAGGTCACCAACCGCGTGTTCGCGCGCGAGCGCGTGCGCGAGACGTGGCGCGACACCAACGATCGGCGCGTGTTCCTGTCGCACTGGCCTGTGAAAGAAGAGGACATCGAGAGCGTCGAGTCACCGAGCGGCGCGCTGTTGCCGGTCACCGGCTACGAGCTTGAGGAAGCATCCGGCAAGCTCTCGATCTTCGGGCCGATCGGCGCGCAGATCGTCGTCACCTACACCGGCGGATTCGATCTGCCCTATGAGGCGCCGGCCGATCTGAAGAACGCCGCATCGCTGCTCGTGCGCAAGGGCCGCACCGAGGCGCAGCGCGAGGCCACCGCCGGCATCCGCTCGATCAGCCACAAGGACTCGCGCGTGATGTTCTTCGATCCGAACCAGTCAGCGGGCAGCGCCAACGAGAGCGGCGGCAGTAGCAGCGAAGCGATCCGCGCCGTGCATGCGCTGCTCTATCACTACAGCCGATTGGAAGTGTGATGGGTTTCGAAATCCTGATCGAGACGTGGGCGATCGAAGAGCGCGTCGAGAAGATGATGGCGAAGCTGCAGGTCGTGCCGGTGCCGGCCGAACTGACGGCATGGCAGACCGAAGACATGAATCGCAAGCATCCGATCACCGAAGTGATCAACCCGACGACAGCCGAGACGCGGATATGGCCGCGCGGGCGCACGACGCGGCAGCTACGCACGCGCCAGCGCATCATCAGCCGCCGCGTGCAGCGGATGCCGGGCAAGCGTCCGATCCTGCGGCCCGAGCTTTTCAACGTGCTGCGTGCGCGCATGAACCTGATGATGAAGCGCGAGATCAAATGGTGACGCGATGTCGGTGAACTTCTCAACGATGGCGAAGCTGCCGTGTCAGGATATGTTCTCGGTGCCGATCACTGTGACGCCGCTCGCGTCGCAGCCGGGCGCGCCCGCGTATCCCGCGCGCGGCATCTTCAACACCGGCGACACCAACGTGACGATGGAAGATGGTTCGGTGTTCTCCGATCAGCGCACCATCCTCGACGTCCGCGATGCCGAATACACCGTGGTCCCGATGCAGGGCGATCGCGTCACCATCCCGTTCGACTGCAATGGCGCGCCGCTCGGCGAGTTCGAGATCACCGACACCGATCAGGATGGCGGCGGGCAGACCACGTGCGCGCTGCGCAAGTATGAGGCGGCCAAGCCGTGATCACCGACACGCAAAGCTACGGCATGGTGATCGTCGACACGCTCTATGCGAAGACCGTGACGCTGCCGTTCTTCGTCGGCTTCAAGTCGCGGCGCACCAAGGCGCTGCCGCTGATCCCCGAAGTGCTGCCCTATCTCGGTGTCTACTTCGTGCGCCAGAGCATGAGCGCCGACGGCGACATCAATGCCGGCGACGTGCGCTTCATCAACGACATGACCGTCGGCTTCTCGGTGGTGATCCAGAACAACGATCCGGTCGAGAGCCAGCGAAAACTTGACGCGGCTTTTTGGCAGATCATGAACGGGCTGTGGCGCGATCAGTACATCATGAACCTGATCGACACGAGCGCGCCCGCCGGCGTGGTGACGCTGCCCGACGGCATCATCATCGAGGGCATCAAGGGCGGCAGTTACAAGATCAATTGGGATCAGATCGGGGCGAATGAAACGCCGATCGCCGAACTGCAGTATGAGGCGGTCGTGGTCTTCCGCGCCGCTTTCCCGCCGATCATCACCGACGACCTGTTGCGCATCCATCAGGAGACCGTGCCGCTGCGCCACGACGGCACCATCCCTCCGGTCGACGAAGTGCTGCGCATCATCACCGAATACGAGTTCACGCCGGCCAAGCTGAAGGCCGCCGCTTAATCCACCGACTGACTGCAAGACCCGAAGCGCGCCGGCGTCCTGTCGGCCCGCGAACCGCGTGAGGACACGACCAATGGCCAGCAACGAAGGCGAGAAGAGCTTGCGCGAACAGCAAGTCGCAGCGCGCAAGGAGCACATGGCGAAGATCAACCCGCCCGCACCGCGCGTGCGCGTCAATCCGGCGAGCGACGAACTGCGCCGTGCGCTCAAGCACCCGCAGGGCGGCATCGCGTTCCCGAAAGAGGGCTCGGTCGAATGGCCGCTCGATCAGTTCACCCGCCGCCGCATCAAGGAAGGCTCGGTGACCGCCGAACCGAAGCGTGAAGAGAAGCACGAGGAAGTCGACCGCCGTGGCGGCTCTCGCCGGGCGCAGGCGCACGAGCCGGCAGCCTAAAGGCCAGCCAGCATTCGCACAGCTTTCACAGGAGCACCGTCATGCCTATTTCGTTCTCGCAAATCCCCGCTGAAATCAAAGTGCCGCTATACTGGGTCGAAGTCGATCCGTCGAAGGCGGGCTTGCCGGTGCTCAAGCAGCCGGCCCTGCTCGTCGGCACCAAGATCACCGCCGGCGCCGCGCCGATCGACATCCCGCTCGCGATCGGTTCACAGGCGCAGGCCGATGAAGCGTTCGGGCCCGGCTCTGAACTGGCCCGCATGTTTCGCGCGTTCTACAACAACAACACGTCGGGACTGGTCTACGGCTTGCCGCTCGCCGAGCCCGCCGCCGGCACCGCCGCAAGCGGCGTCATCACGGTGGCGACAGCGCCGACCGAAGCCGGCACGATCCATCTCTACATCGGCGGCAATCACATCCCGGTCAACGTCGGCGCGAGCGACACGGTGAATGAAATCCATGTCGCGATCTCGGCCGCGATCAACGAGGAAATCGATCTGCCGGTGACGAGCGTCGGCGGGCCGACCGAAGTGACGCTCACCGCCGTGTGGAAGGGCGTCAACGGCAACGAGATCGCCGTCGGCGTGAACTACTTCGGTTCGATCGGCGGCGAGATCATGCCGCCCGGGATGTCGATCACACTGCCTGTCGGCGGCACGCTCACCGGCGGCGTCGGTGTGCCGGCGATGGATGACGCGATTGATAATCTCGGTGAGATGGAATTCGAGTATGTCGCGATGCCCTACAGCGACTCGACGTCGCTGCAGGCATGGGAGCTTGAATACGGCTTCTCGGATTCCGGACGGTGGGGCTGGCAGCGTCAGCTTTTCGGCCACATCTTCTCGGCCAAGCGCGGCATGTACGCCGATCTGCTCACGTTCGGCGGCACGCGCAATTCGGGCGTAGTGTCGATTCTCGGCTTCGAAGTCGGCAGTCCGTCGCCGGCGTTCGAATGGGCGGCGGCCTATGCGGCGAAGGCGCAGCGCGCACTGATCAACGATCCGGCGCGCCCGCTGCAGTCGCTCTCGCTCAATCAGATCAAGCCGGCGGCGTTGCAAGAGCGCTTCAAGTTCGCCGAGCTTAACAGCCTCGCGCTCAGCGGCATCGCGATCCAGAAGACCGGATCGGACAATCAGCCGATGCTCGCCCGAGAGCAGACGACCTACCAGCGCAATCTCTATGGCAACCCCGACGATGCCTATGAGCTTGTCACCACGCTGGCGACTCTGGCGCGGCTGTTGCGCAATCAGCGCCACGCCATCACCAGCAAATTCCCGAGGCACAAGCTGGCCAACGATGGCACGCGCTTCGGCCCCGGGCAGGCGATCATCACCCCCGGCATCGCCAAGGCCGAACTGATCGCGCAGTACCGCATGGATGAGTACAACGGGCTCGTCGAAGACACGCGCAACTTCAAAAAGCATCTGATCGTCGAACGCGATCCGAATGACCCGAACCGGCTCAACGTGCTGTACCCGCCGGACCTGATCAACCAGCTTCGTGTGTTCGCGGTCCTGGCGCAATTCCGGCTGCAATACGATCGCGGCATCGACGCCGAGATCATCGGCCCCACCGTCGGCATCACCGGGCGCGCGGCCTGATCCCCTCGCGCTCATCCCTCTCTAAAATCAGGAGACTAAAATGGCACAGCGCTTTGCTGGCATTGCCTTCGTGATGGTCGACGGCAACCAGCTTCCATTGCGAGGCAACTTCACCGTTTCGCCGAGCCCGACGGAACGCACGATGATCGCCGGACAGGACGGCGTCCACGGCTATCAGGAATTGCCGCGCGTCCCGTACATCGAGGGCGACATCTCGCTCACGCCGGAAGTCAACCTCGAAGACCTAGATGCGCAGACGGATGTCACCGTCGTCGCACAGCTTGCCAACAACAAGCAGTACACGCTCGCCGGTGCGACTTGCAAAAGCGCGCTGGAGGGCAACACCCGCGACGGGCAGGCGCGCGTGCGATGGGAAGGTCTGTGGTGTGAGGAAATCCAGCTATGAATAAGCCTGTCCGTGAGGGCTTCGTCGCCGTCGATGAGGCGGCGAAGCCAGAAATCGATGCTGTGGCCGAGTCGGCGGCGCCGTCCGCACCGCCCGAGCCCGAGCCGTATGTCGAGACGTGGCCGATCAAGGTTAAGCTGACGCGCAAGCCAATCCGCGACAACAAGGGCAACGAGATTCGCGAGTTGTCTTTCCGGCAGCCAACCGGCGCGGACATCAACCGCAACGGTCTGCCGGTTCGCATCGATGCTGGCGGCGATGTCATCATGGACGAACGCAAGATGACGTTGATGATGACCGCGCTGAGCGGCGTGATGTCTCCGTTTCTCGATACGATGGACCCGCGCGATTGGGCATCGTGCGCGTATCGGCTACGCAATTTTTTTCTTCCCGATCCGGACGCTTGGTAGGCGACGAGAAAGACTTGATTCTCGATTGCTACCGGCTCGCGCGCCACTACCACCAAGCGCCGGATGTTTTCCTGAACATGCCACTCGATGAAGTGCAGCTTCACTTGAGCCGCACGATCGAGCTTGCCGAGATCATGCGCCGGCAACAGCAAGCGGCTGACAGCGACGATGCCTGAATTCGAAGAACTGAGGCTGACAGTCACCCTGATCGACAATGCGTCGACCGGGCTGGCAACGCTGCGTCAGAACTTGCGCGCCTTGGGCGGGCAGGAGAACCGCGATGCGCTCGCGCGGATGCAAAAGGAGGTCGAAGCGCTGGGCGTCAAGATGGGCCAAACGCGCGAGCATGCGGCCAAGACATCGAGCGCGGTGCAGTCGATGGCGCGTTCGATGGGCGCCGCGATGGCGGCTTATGCGGGCGGCTTGATCAGCAACTTCATGATCGAAGGGCTGCGCAAGTTCACCGACGAAGTGATCCGGCTCGACAACACGGCGAAGACGTTCGGCATCGGCGGCGCAAACCTGAAGGCGATCGTCGAGCAGATGAAAATGGCGGGCGTCGATCCCAATGCCGCCTCGCAAGCCGTTGCGAACTTCCAGACGGCGCTGGCCGAAATCAGTCGGATCGGCAGCAAGGCGCGTGAAGACTTGCTGCGAACGACCAGCGATCCGGCCGCGATGGAAGCGTTCCTCCGGAACATCACCGGCATGGCCGGCCGGGGCGAAACGGCCCAAGCGCTCACCGAAGCCCTGCGCGCTGCGCGCAGCGTCTACGCCGCAGAGATGGAGCGCACCAGAAAAGAGACCGGCACAGCCAACATGGCAATGGCCGCCGAATTGACCAATCGCTTCCTGAGCACCCTGAAGCTCGATCCGAGCGTTGCCGCACAAATCATCAACGAGAACTTTGCGGGCGCGACCGCAGCCGAGGAAGCGGAATACAAAAAGCGGCTCGACATCGCGAAGAGCTTCAACGCCGAAATGCGGAAGGTCGACCGCGAATATAACGAGTTCATCACCGCGCTGCAGGCCGGCCTGATCCCATTGCTGCAAGCGCTGAACCGCGAGCTTGGCACCACCGGCGAAAGTTGGGGCAAGGCGTTCGGCGAGAACGCATCGAAGGAAATCGCCAAGGTCGCGAAGGAAATCCTCTATATTTATAAGCTGATCACGAATCCCAAGCAGACCATCGCCGAAGGCATGGACCCGCGATGGCAGAAGTTGATGGGCGTCGAGACTTCGGAAGAGAACAAGAAAAAGTGGGAAGAGAAATGGGCGTCCGGCGATTACAACGTCTTGGATACGTTTACCAAGCGGCCTGACTGGGGCACGCCGATGTTTCCCAAGTCAGACGCGCCAGCCGCACCGCCAGCGGCATCGTTCAACGAACGCTTCCCCACGTTGCCGCCCGGCGTCGGAAGCGATCCATCGCGACGCGATGCGCCCGGCAGCACGTCGCCGAACTTTCACCGCATGTCCTACAGCGGCGGCGACAGCGGCTACAGCAGTAGCAGCGGCGGCGCGTCGGCATTCACGCGCGCGATCCGCACCGGCGTGTTCGAGGGCATGGTCGACTTCAAGAATTATCTGAGCGGCGGTGGTGGCGGCGGCGGCGGTGGTGGTGGTGCGCCGGCCGGCTTCCAGCGCGCATCGTATTCACCGGACGGTGGCGGCAGCAGCGGCTTCCAGATGCCGGGCGGCGGCGGTCTGCCGAGCAACATCAATATCCCGGGCGAAGGCGGTCGTGGTGGCGGCGGTGGTGGCGCTCCGAATGGCAGCAGCGTCGGACCCGGCACGGGCGCGGGCGCGGGCAACACGCCCGCAGGCGCGCGCGGTGGTGGCGCCGCTCCCGGCAGCCGCGCGCAGGAGGCGATCGAATACTTCAAGAGTCAGGGCTGGTCGCACGAACAGGCTGCCGGCATCGCAGCGAACCTGCACGCCGAAAGCAAATTCCAGACCGGGGCGAGAGGCGACGGCGGCCGAGCGAGCGGCATCGCGCAATGGCATCCGGATCGACAGCGCGCGATCGAGCGTCAGTTCGGCAAGCCGATCTCGCAGATGTCCTATCAGGAGCAACTCGCCGCTGTTAATTGGGAATTGAACAACACCGAGAAGGGCGCCGGCGATAAATTGCGCGGCACGAAGACGGCGCGCGAAGCCGGCGCTGCAGTCAGCCGTTATTACGAACGGCCGCAACGCACCGGGCATGAGATGTCGGTGCGCGGTGCTCAGGCCGAACAGTTCGCCGCTCAGCCCGCCCCACCGCAAGCATCGAGCGTCGGACCCGGCACAGGCGCGGGCGCGGGCGATACGCCAGCGAGCGGCGGCGCTGCGGGACGCGATACAGGCCACGTCGACGAAGCGCAGGGAAAGGTTGCCGGGATTCGCAAGCTCGCGCTCGATCCAAGGCTGAGAAGCGCGCTCGATTATGCAGGAGCGCAAACCGGATTGACGGCGCGTGTCACGTCAGGCGGGCAAGACCCGCACGGCCCGCGCACCGGCAGCCATCGGCACAACTTCGGCAAGGCCGGCGACTTCAATCTGCTCGACGAGAAGGGCAACGTCGTCGGGCCGGATGATCCGCGTGCGTTGAAGTTCACCGAGGAAGCGGCGCGCGCCGGCGTGATCGGTGGTGGTGCCAGCTACATGAGCGACCCGAACAAGATTCATCTCGACATCGCGGGCGGGCGCGGCGGCCAGAAAGGCGCCTATGCGGGCTCGCGCGCGTTTCGCTCAGCTATGGCGCGCGGGATCGAAGGGCAATCGTCGTTCGATCGCAGCGTGCTCGATAGCAATGCCAGCAACGAAACCCGCGTCACCGGCACCGGCAAGCTCAGCGTCGACGTGAAGGCGCCGCGTGGCACCAAGGTCGAAGCCGAAGGCGGCGGGCTGTTCAAGAAAACCGAGATCGATCGCCAGACGCAGATGGAACCGGCGCAATCAGCGCCGCGTCGCGGTGGTGACGACGAACAGCTTTCGATCTGAGGCAATCATGCTGATCACCGAACTGGCTTATGACAGCGAAGGCAAAATCAAAAGCCCGTGGCGCGCCGCGCTACAGCAGGCGCAGATCGGTGACGCCTATTTCTATTGCGAGGCGAACGCGATCGAGAACGGCCGACGCATCGTGATGCACGAATTCCCGAAAAAGAATCTGCCCTACGCAGAAGACATGGGACGGCGCGCGTTCGAGTTCACCGTGCGCGGCTACTGCATCCAGTATCCGCACGATCGCGTCGGCAACGATGGTCCGCAGCTTAAGCAGCGCGACTATCGCGTCGCGCGCGACATCCTGTCGGCGGCGCTGTCGAGCGGCGAACCGCTGCCGTTGAGACTGCCGACCGGCAGAGGCACAATGACCAACGAGATGCTGGTGATGTGCCCGCGCTATCGGCTCACCGAGGAAGAACGCGCCGGCGGCCATTGTGTGTTCGACATGACGTTCGTCGAGCTTGGTGCGCCGCCAAAGCAGCCGGCCCCGAGCAGCCGCGATGAGATGCTTAAGTATTTTCAGGAACTGCGCGATCGCAACGTCGACATTCTCACGCGCGGCATTCAGCAGAGCCCGGGCGCGAGCGCGACCACCGACGCCGGCGCGGCGCCCTGATGTTCAAGCATGATGCAGAGGAAGCCGAGCCGATCGTCGAACGGGCGATGAAAATCCTGTTGTCGACGGTGTCGGATCGCGGGCGCCCGGGCTCGGACGTGCGTGCGGCTGTCGGCTCACTGTTGGCCAACCTGAAGGCGCTGCTGCAAAACGATGAGATCGGCGAGCCGCTCGCGGATTGTTTCGATCTGGCGCGCGAGGCTGGCGCCAAGCTCCCCGGCATCGTTCGCATCTATGATGGCGTTGCCGCCGAGACGCCGGTGACGCTCGGCGCAACGCTGATCAAGAACGGGCTGATCAACTTCTGCTTTGGCACTGGCGCGCGCATCATCGCCGATCTGACGTTCACCAGCCGGGAAGACGTCGAGGCGATCAGGCAGCGGGTGAACCAAGAGTTCGCCACGGTCGAAGAGATCGCCGCCGATGCGATGGACAGCGCGACCTATCTGGCGCTGGTGCGGCTGCACGCCGCGACCATGCGCTTCCTGATCGAGACCGCGCGCCCGTTGCCGCGCATGCTGATGTTTCGGTTTGCCGCGCCGCTGACCACGCTCGTGGCAGCGCATCGGCTCTATGACGACGCCGGCCGTGCCGATGAACTGCGCGATGAGAACAAGGTCGTGCATCCGGCCTTCATGAAAGCGAGCGGCTGGGCTTTGTCGGCATGACGATCAAGCCAGAAGAAACAGCAACGCTCGTGGTTCGCGGGCGCCGGTTCTACGATTGGGAATCGGTGTTCGTGCAACACCGCTGGGCGGAAGCCTTCCCGCTGTTTCGCTTCACCGCAGCCGAGCGCGATCGCCCGGCGACGCTGTGGGAGAAACTGCAATTCCAGCCGGGCGATGAATGCGCGATCTATCTCGGCGGCATCCTCGCGATCACCGGCGTGATCCTGTTGCGGCAGGCATCCTACGATGCCAACGCGCACGGCGTCATGCTGCAGGGCGTCGGCATGACGTGGTATGCGTCACGCGGCAGCATCATCGACGAGAAGGGCAACTTCGACGGCAAGACGTTCGAGGAAGTTGCGCGCAAGGTGATCGCGCCGTTCGGTGTCGGCGTGAAGACGATCGGCAAGCTGAACGCCGAGCCGTTCGAGAAACTGCAGGTCGAGCACGGCGAGAACCTGTGGAATTTTCTGGAGCGCATCGCGCGCCCGCGCGGGATCGTGATGGGCAGCGATCATCTCGGCAATCTGCTGTTGATCGACAATCACAATTCGAACGTCGCGGCCGAGCTTGTCGAAGGCGACAATATCCTGAAGTGTCAGGCGACGATCTCCAAAGAGCAGATGCACTCCGACTATATCGTCGACGGGCAGCCGCCACAGGGTGACGACCAGCACGGCCGGCAGGCGACCGAGATGCGCGCGCGGATCGCCGGCACCGCGTTGCGCTACAGCCCATTGCTCACGCCGGCCGAACAGCCGGTCAAGACGCAAGCCGAGCTTCAGGATCGCGCCAAGAATGAATCGGTCTGGCACGAGTACACCGATATTCGCGCGACCATCACCGTACAGGGCTGGATGATGCCGGGCGGCGGGCTGTGGCGCGCCGGCTCATTGATCGCAGTCAAGTCGCCGATGGCGATGCTCGACATGGGGCTGAAGATCGAGACCGCGACGTTCACGCAGGACAGCAACAGCGGCACGCTGACGACGCTCGAACTGGTGTCGCCGCGACTGCTCAAGGATCATAGCGACTTTAGGGTAGGGGCTGCCCCGGCACCGCCCGAGGAAGCCAAAGCCGACACCAAGCCGCCGGCATCGCCATCGGCGGCCAAGGTGGCCGAGCCGCCGCCCGAACAACTGAGCAGCGCTTGAGGACGCCATGCATCGCTACACGCCACTGATGACATCCTTCCGCGCCTTCAGCGCCGGCGGCGCGCGCTCGATCGTCGACAAGGTCGACGACGGCACGCTGATGCAGGAGATGGCCGGCAACTTCATGAAGGGCGAGACGCGCGACAAGGTCGAGGCGCCGCAGAACTATGGCTTTTCCAGCGTCGTGATGCCGGCGAAGAAAGGCAAGGACGGACAGATCGAGGAAAGCGCCGAAGCGATCATGTCGTTCATCGGCGGCAACCGCTCGCATCCGATCGCCGCCATGATGGATGATCGCCGCTTCCGCCCGCTCGGTCTCAAGCCGGGCGAGAATTCGCAGTATGACGACAACGGGCAGATGACGTTGATGCGCCGCACCGGGCTGTTCCTGTTGTCGCTCGACAGCGAAGAGGAAAGCAGCAGCGGCGGCGGTGGGGCGACAGCGACGCAGCACGCCGAGAGCGGCGGCAGCGGTGGCGAGAAGAAAAAAGTGGAGCGCATGGTCTCGCTGCGCCATGTCGAGAAGAAAAAGCAGGAACGCCAGAAGTCGCAGCAAAAGACCAACGAGGCGCGAGCGGCGCGAGGCGAGCCGCCGTTGAGCGTCGAACAATGGGCGGCGCAGGTCTCCGAGATCAAGAAGAAAAACGAAGACTTCAAGCACGAGGGCGAGACGGTCAACACCGAAATCCGCTGCACCAAGAACCGCATCGAGTTTCGCGCCGGCGACAAGGTCGTCGGCTATTACGACGTGCAGAAGGACGAATGGCAGCACAAGGCCAAGACCATCAAGAACGAAGCGAGCAGCATCAGCCACAAGGGCGTGCAGTATTTCGACGAAGACATCCACGTGATGAAGAAAGTGATCGCGATGGATGGCCTCAAGCCCGGCAACGGCGATTGGGGCACCGGCACGCCGAGCAGCGGGCCGTCGCTGTTGGACCCTGCAGTTGCCGGCGAGCCGGCTGAGCTTCCGCCTGATGTGCAGGCGTATGTCGCGCGCAAGCAGGCGCAGGCTGACGCGCTCGAAGCCCGTCTTGCGAAGATGGAAGCGCGCCTCGCCGAGCTTGAGGCGCGGATCGCATGACCGACATCCGGCTAGTTCAGCAGGGTATCTTTCCCTATCAGACCGAAGTGTCGGTCGACTGGCTGTTGCAGGACGACGGCACGCTCGACAGCAGCGAGGCGCTGGCCACCGCTGTGATCGTCGCGCTCGGCACCGATCGGCTGGCGACGCGCAACGATCGCTTGCCCGATCCCGACTCCACCGATCGACGGGGCTGGTGGGGCGACTACGAAACCGAAACGATCTGGAACGGCTGGCCGATCGGCACGCGACTGTGGCTGCTCAAGCGGGAAAAGATCACCGGCGCCAACGCTGAACAGGGCGCGACGATCGCGCGCGTCGATCACTACATTCGCGAGGCGATCCAGCCGTTCATTGATCGGCGCATCGCGTCGCGCATGGACATCAAAGTCGAGCAAGTCGGGCGCGAGCGCATACAGGCATTGATCCGTTTGTACCGGGGCCCCGATCTCGCTGTCGATCTTCGCTATCAGGTGCTGTGGGCCGGCATCATCGAAAGCTGAGCCAACACTTTCAGGACATTTGAAATATGCCTTGGGCAACACCCACGCTTCGGGAAGTGCGCGGCGTCGTGCGCGACTATATCCGCGCGTCGTTGCCGGGCGCCGATGCATCGATCCCCAACAGCGTGCTGCGCGTGCTCTCCGACAATCAGGGCGCGCTCTGTCATCTCACGCTGCAATATGTCGATTGGCTCGCGCTGCAGCTTCTGCCCGACACCGCTGAAACCGAATGGCTGGATCGCCACGGTGAAATCTGGCTGGTGAACGCCGACGGCTCGATCGGCCGCAAGGTCGCAACGTTTGCCACCGGCACCGCAATCTTCGAGAGCATCGCCGCCGGCGTCACTGTGCCGGCCGGCACCGAACTGACCGCGACAGCGCCCGGGCTTGGTGCGAACGTCGGCTATGAGACGCTGACCGAGTTCATCATCGGGGCAGCGCCGACGGAAGCGGCGGTGCGCGCGCTCGACGCCGGCACGATCGGCAACCTGCCGGCCGGCACTGCGATGACGCTGGTCAACCAGATCGGCGAATTCGAAGTCACCGTGACGGCGGGCACGCTCGCCGGCGGCACCGACACCGAGACCGATGAGTATCTGCGCGCGCGCGTCCTGTTGCGCATCCAACAGCCGCCGATGGGCGGCGCCGCGCACGACTACGTCAACTGGACGCTGGCGGTCCCGGGCGTCACGCGCGCGTGGTGCTATCCGCTGGAGATGGGCATCGGCACGGTGACCGTGCGCTTCATGATGGATGAACTGCGCGCCGCCAACCAAGGCTTCCCGACCGGCGCGGACGTGCAAGCGGTTGCGGCCTATCTCGAAACGGTGCGCCCGGTCGCGGTGAAAGATGTGTTCGTCGTGGCGCCGATCCCGCGACGCGTCGACGTCTACATCAACGACCTGTCGCCCGACACGCCGGCGATCCGCGCCGGCATCGAGCAAAGCCTGATCGACATGATGTTTCGCTTGGCCGCGCCGGGGCAGACGATTTACGCGGCGTGGAAATATCAGGCGATCATGAACACGCCGGGAGTCGTGTCGTTCAATCTGCGCATCGCCACCGACGACGTGATGCCGAGCCCGGGCCACATGGGCGTGTTGGGGGACATCGTTTATGCCATCACCGCCCCCTGATCGGCATGTGCGACGATCCGGTGATGATTACGCCGTTTCGTTTCTCAGCCTATTGCCACAAGGGCAAGCGTGGCCGCGATCGCCGGGCTCGACGCTGGAGCGCGCGTGCAACGGGCTGGCGCAGTATTGGGGTTATGTCGACGGACGCGCCGCCGATCTGCTCGAACGCGAGAGCGATCCGCGCAAGACGATCGAGCTTCTGCCCGACTGGGAAAGAGCATGGGGGCTTCCTGATCCCTGCCTCGAAGGCGGGATGAGCATTGGCGAGCGGCAGCGCTTCCTCGTGTTCTGGATGACGCTGATCGGTGGTCAATCGGAAGCGTGGTTTCAGCAAGTCGCGTCATGGCTCGGCATCACCATCCACGTGAGCGAGCATTCGCCGTTCATGGTGGGCATCTCGCGCTGTGGCAACACGCCAGACGAAAACGGCAAGCCGCGCTGGGAGATCGGTCCTCCCGAGATGCGGTTCTATTGGGAAGTCTCGGTCGACAACGCGCGGCTCACTTGGTTTCGATGTGCTGAAGCCGAATGCGGCGTCGATCCGCATCTGCGCATCGGCATCGCCGAAGACTTGGAATGTCTGCTCGATCGCTGGAAGCCCGCGCACACCGACATCGTCTACGACTACAGCGGGCTGAGCGGCGACGATCCGATGGCAGGGACACCGTAAAGGGGAAGCACAAAATGAAATATCAACCGCCATACGGTTCGCCCGGGGCCGATGATCCTTACATCAACGGCGATCCGTCGATCGGTCAGCAAGGCAGCATCCCGCCGGCAGCCTCGATCGAATATCCACAACGCGAGATCGTCAATCTGATCAAGGCGAGCAGCCTTGTGCCGGATGATGCCGACCTGAAGCAACTGACGCGCGGCGTGCGCTCTCAGGGCGTCAACTTCTGCATCGACACCGGCGCCGCGAACGCGCTGCAGACGATGCTCGATCCGTCGCTCACGGCATACCGACAGGGGCTGCCGCTGCGCGTGCTGGTGGCGCACAACAACACGGGCCCGTCGACCATCAACGTCAACTCGCTCGGCAACCGCCCGATCAAGCGCGGCTCAGGTTCGCAGCTTGAAGCGAACGATATGCGCGCCGGCCAAGTCGCGGTGCTGGTCGACGACGGCACGTCGTTCCAGCTTACGAATTATCTCGGCGCGGTCGCCAGCACGGTCAACAATTACACCGTCGACATTCCCTATGCGCAGGACACTGGCGCGGCCAACGCGATGGTTGGCAACTTCGCACCCGCCGTCACCAGTTGGGTCACCGGCGATCTGTTTTTGATCCGCGTCGCCAGCAAGAACACGGGGCCGGTCACGCTCAAGGTTGGCGCGAACACGCCCTACTATGTGATGCGCAATGACGGCACGCATCTGCAGTCGCAGGATTTGGTCGCCAACGAAATCCTCTTGCTGAATTGGAACGTCAGCTATTTCCAAGTGATGCGTATGGTGCGCAGTCAGGTCTACATGAAGCTGACAGCGGACCTGACGCTGTACGTTCGCACCGACGGCAACGACGCGAACGATGGATCGGCGAACACCGCCGCGTCCGCGTTTCGCACGGTTCAGGCTGCAGTCACCTACGTTGCGAACAGCTTTCTGATCGGCGGTCGCACCGTCACGATCCAGCTTGGCACGCCCGGCACCTATCAGGGGCAAGTCGTCATCCAGAACATGCCGGGCAGTGTCGTCATTCGCGGCGATCCGGCGAACATGCTCTCCTATCTGCTGTTGGGGCCGACGCTGTCAAACAACCCGGTGTTTCCGCAATCGTCGTCCTATCCGGTCACGGTCAGCGTCTCCGGGTCCGGCGCGAACGTGACGCTCAGCGGGCTCTCGGTCGCTGGGCAGGCTTCGGCGTCCAACATCATCGAGTGCCATGATCAGGCGTCGCTCGGCATCTCGGACATCGCCTTCACCGGCATTCCGATGGGCATCGGCATTGCGGTGTTCGGCGGCTCGGTGGTCACGGGAAATTATATCCACTGGTACAGCAACATCGGCAACTGCGTCGTGTGCTTTGGCGGTTCATTCGTCGCGCCGCTTTATTTCCATCTGTGGAATATGCACGGCATTTCGTTTGATGGCGCGTTCTGCCAAGCCTATGACGGCGGGCTGATCTCCATGTCCTATGGCTGGATGACGTTCACCGGCAGCGCCTACGGCAAGCGCTACAACGCCGCGTTCAATTCCATCATCAAGGTTGGCGGCGGCGGCTCCGACTTCCTGCCCGGCAATATCCCGGGGAGCATCGATGCCAGCAGCGTCTACGCGTGAGGCATTAACCGATGCCGACGAACATCCTCGCTATTCCGAAAGTCACCTTGGATGCGGTGACCGGCAACAACGAAGACTGGATCGACAGTCTCAAATATCTTGTCGAGGTCGACGGCGGTACGATCGACACCTATCCGCAGCTTGATCTGCGCGGCATCCGCTTCGAGATGGAAGTGCGCCGCGAGGCTGACGATCACGAAGTCATCCTGAGTGCGTCGACCGACGACGGCAGCCTGTCGATCGGCTCGGCGCCCGACTACGGCTTCCTGATCATCAACATTCCCTATGAGACGATGAAGGCAAAGTTCGCCGGCATCTATGTCGGCGACGTCGTGGCATCGGCCGACAACATCGATCGAGTCGTGATCCAGATGACGCTTGAGATCATCGAAGGGGTGACGAAGTGGCCATAATCGCAATCAACGATGTCGAGCTTCCGAGCGCAACGGTGGTCGCTGCGCCGTTCGCACCGCGTGGTCCGATCGTCGCCGGCACATCGCAGTCGACCGTGACGTTCTCGCTCGGCCCGAAGCTGTACGTGATGCAGCAATTTGGTCTCGGCTTCCTGCCCGGCGTGCGCGTGCGCGCGAGCCACGACGCGGCTTCGTGGCAGGAAGGCGTCGTCACGTCCTACGCGAATCAAGACCTGATCGTGAACATCGATCTGGTGCATGGCGTCGGCACGCTCGCGGGCTGGTCGATCAGTGTGGCGGGCGAACCGGGCACGCAGGGGCCGGCAGGTCCGCAGGGCCCGCAGGGCATCGAGGGCGGCCCGATGGGACCGGCGGGGCCAGTCGGCCCGCAAGGCGCAACAGGCCAGACCGGAGCGCCGGGGCCGACGGGGCCGCAGGGCGTGAAGGGCGACACCGGCGTCACGGGCGCAACGGGTCCGGCCGGCACGCCCGGCACGCCCGGCGCAGCCGGCCCGGCTGGCTTGGTCTGGAAGGGCAACTGGAACGGCATCGACACCTATCAGACGCTCGACGGCGTCGCGCTCGCGGGCGCGAGCTACATCGCGAAGGCGGTCAACACCAACTCGCAGCCACCAAACGCGAACTGGGACTTGCTGGCGCAGTCCGGCAGCGCCACGATCGTCGACGACCAGATCACGCCGAACCTGCTCGACGCCGACACGCCGGCGAAGCAATTGCTGATGCGCGATCGGCTCAACTTCGTTTCGCGCGGCGGCGACACGATGCAGGGCAACCTGATCGTCACCAAGCCGGGCGGGCAGCCCACGGTGATCGTGCAGGCGTCGTCGCCATCAGGCGCACCGTTGCTTCAAGGGATGATCGGCGCCACCGCGCGCTGGTCGCTGTTCTTGGGCGACGGCAGCGAAGAGACGGGCAACAATTCTGGATCAAACTTTGGCATCTTTCGTCACGCGGATGCCGGCGGGTTGATCGGCGGCGCCGCGCTCAACATCAACCGCGCCACATCATTGATGCAGGTGAGGGGTGATGTCGAGATCATAAAGTCCGCGCCATCGCTGTTGCTCAACCGCGCCGACAACGTCGGTGCGGCGGTCGTCGGCACGAAGGGCGGATTGAAACGCTGGACGGTGACGTTCGGCGGATCGACGACGGAGACCGGCAATAACGTCGGCTCAGACTTCCACATCACACGTCACACCGATGCGGGCGCAGTCGCGACGGATGTTCTGACGATTGCGCGCAGCACCGGCTTGATGACGGTGCAGGGCGATCCAACCGCGCCGCTCGGCGTGGCGACCAAGCAGATGGTCGACGGCAAGCTGCCGCTGACCGGCGGCACGGTCACAGGGAATGTTACGGTCAACGGGACTGTCGCTGTCTCTACATTGGGCGTCAACGCGCCGCAGTATCCCGGCATCACGATCCACGCCACGGGCGCGGCGCAAGGAATGGGCGACATCTGGTTTTATCAGACCAGCAAGGCGCAATGGCTACTGCGCAATGACACCAACAACTTCAGCTTCAACAACTACGACAACAACGGCAACGTCATCGGCACGCCGCTCACGATCAACCGCCTGACCGGCCTCGTCACGATCAACAACGGCCTGACCGCCAACGGCGCGACCATCGGCGGCCAGACGGTCTGCAATCAACTTACCAGCAACTACGAGATCACGGCCAACAACGGCGTCATCATCAGCAAGGCGCCATCCAACACAAGCGCCCACGTTTATTTGTCGGACACCAACGCTTCCAGAGCCATCTTCTACTGGAACGCGCCATCGGGCGAGGTCCGAGTACAGAACCAGAGCGGTGGGCCGGTCCATCTGCACAGCGGGCTTGGCTCTAAGCAGGGGGCGGCTGGTGGAACGAGTAACAACGCGGTTAATTTCTGGTGGAGCGGGCAACTTGAGGCTTTTGTCGACGGCACCTATCTGGGCGTCATCGCGTACCAGTCAGACTATCGCATCAAGAAGGACGTCGCCGATCTCTCCGACAAGTGGGAGACGGTCAAGGCGCTGCGCCCGGTCAAATTCACGCAGGCTGAATACACACCGCCGGGAGAAAGACTCCGCGCGGCCGAGGCAGGCAAGCCATTTATCCCTGCCGACGACATCGAGCGCTGGGGCTTCATCGCGCATGAACTTCAGGAAACCTTGACCGGAAGCGCCGCCACTGGCGTGAAGGATGATCCAGCAACCGTCCAGCAGCCAAACCCGTGGACGGTGATCGCTGCGCTGACCAAGGCATTGCAGGAAGCACAGGCGCGCATCGAGGCGCTTGAGGCCAAGGCATAAGGAGCATCATCATGGCTGACGAAGACCTGCGCCCGCCGCCACCGCCGCCCGTGCCCGAGATGGCGGAATTCATCGCGCTCTATCCGGCGGCAGAGCAACAGCGCACGGCGTTGGTGACTCCGGAGAACATGAGGAACGCCGGCGTGTTCGCTGCGCCGTGGCGCGCGCACATGGAAGGCGTCGAGACGCGCCGGCGCGCGGAAGCCGAAGCGGCGAAGCGAGAGCAAGCGAAGACCTAAATGCCGTGCCGCGCCTGCGCTGAGAGACGCGCCAGACTTGCCGCAGCTTTGCGCGGCTTGTTTCAACCCCGAGCAGGAGGACATCACGATGGCAAGCAGCCCCGGCCAGACACCCGGCCAAGCACCGACGCCGCGCGAGCGCCCGCCGATCATGGACCCGCCGCAGCCCGGGCAACACCCGGTGCCGCCGAAGCCGAAGCCCGCCGACGACGATGAAGACGACGGCGATGACGACAACGGCAAAGAGCACGCCGCGCTCTACGCGTGAGGGCTGCCATGATGGTCATCGACACCACCGGGAAAGTCGCCACCGAAGCGCTGTCGGCGATGAAGTCCACGCCGCTCGCGATCGCGCTGCTGATTGTCAACGTCGGCTTTCTCGCCTTCGCGGCCTACCTGCTCGGCGAAGTCGCCACCAATAGCGCCGAGCGCAACAAGTCGCAGATCGAACTCATCGGCAGGCTGGTGAGCGACATCCGCGACTGCCGACAAGGACCACGATCATGAGCTACAGCAAGGTTGTCATATCTTCCGGCCACGGGATGCACGTGCGCGGCGCGAGCGGCGTGCTCGATGAAGTCGATGAAGCGAGACGCGTGGTCGAGCATCTCGCCGATGAGCTTGAGGGGCGGGGCGTCGGCGTCGACATCTTCCACGACGACACGAGCCACGATCAGAGCACCAACCTTGCGACCATCACCAACTTCCACAATAGCCGCACGCGCGATCTCGACATCAGCGTCCACTTCAACGCCTACGTCGAGACCGACAAGCCGATGGGCTGTGAGGTTCTCTATGTGACGCAGTCAGCGCTCGCGAGCGAACTGTCGGCTGCGATCGCGTCGTGCGGCTTCATCGATCGCGGCGGCAAGTATCGCGACGATCTTTATGTGCTGAACAACACCGAGATGCCGTGCGTGCTGCTCGAAGTGTGCTTCGTCGACAGCGAAGCCGATGCCGACATCTACGGGCAACAGTTCGATGCGATCTGCAACGCGCTCGCCGACGTGCTCGGCGGCAGGCAGGACACCACCGAGCCCGAGCCGCCGCCGGTGGGCGAGACGACACCGCCACCGCAGCCGGTGAAGCCGGCGATCGTCGCGCACGTCGACATCGAGATCAGCGGGCCGGTTATCGTGACGGTCAACCGGGTGCCGGTGACGATCGGCTAAAGGCCAGCCACACCTTGCACGCCTTTGGGCGCCGGCTCACCCCGGCGCCTTTTTTATTGCCTTCAGTGCTGGCCTTTCTTCAGTTCGTCTATCGCCTCTGCAATCGCCGTCGGTGTCGCGATCATCTCGCTCGCGATGCCTTGCTCGGCCTTCTCGGCGATCATTTCCTTGACGCAGTCGACACACATCCGCGTCACCTTGCGCGGCGCGGTGGGGCGATACTGGATGCGCCGCCCGCACCGCGCGCAGTCGCCGACCTTGTTGTCGGGCAGCACCAGCGGCATCGACACCGGCACGCACACCAGCACGTCAGCGCTCGCCATTTCTTTCTTGTCGGTGGTGATCTTCAGTTTCGGCATCATCTTTATTTCCCGATCAGGTCGCGCAGCTTGTGCAGCAAGCGCTTGGTGCGGTGGTGAGACAGCCGGCTGTTGACGAAGTTGTAGCCGTTCCAGAACGCGATGACGGTGAAGCACGCGCTGCGAAACGGATGCCCGGTCAGCCAGTCGTCGATCGCGGCCCACAGGCAAAGCGCGCCGCCGAGCGCGGCCATCGACTGCGCGGCATAGCCGAGCCAGACCCACCGGCGCACGTCGCGCAGCATCTGCTCTGGTGTCGGCTGCATCATCGCCTCTCGCGCCACCGGCGCAGCGCCTGCCGGACGTCGCGCGGCACGTCGCGCAGGATTAGCCACGCGCGCCACAGCCGCACGTGCGCGTCGTGTTGCTCGCTCATTCTGGCGCGACCTTCACATGCGCCACGAGCTTCTTGCAGGTCCGACACACGATCGTCAGAAGCCCGGTGCGCTTGTTCGCTCATGGCACAACCTCATATTCACGCCTTGGGACGCGGTGCGATTGATCGCCGCGTTCGTGCGGCGACCACCAGAACACGCCGGTCCTGCGCAGCTTGAAATGTCCGCGCACCAGCGTCCCGCGCGCCTGCGCGCGTGTCATGTGGCCAGCGCCGACGGCGCGATCGAGATGCTGCGATAGCCGCAGCCGCGTCGTCGAATAGGCAAGGAATTCCGGCTTGCCGCCGCGCCGTCGCGACCGATTGAGCTTGTCGAGGTTGGCCGGTTCGTGGTCGACGCAATTGCGCGAGTTCATCATCGTGATCAGGGCCGCCGCGAACGGCTCTTCGCCTTGCAGGTCTGCTTGCCACGAAGCAAGCATATGCTTCGCCCGCTCGATCGGGATTGTCGCGAGAAGGCGCATCAGAAAGCTCTGCGCATGCGTCGAGACCCACGGCGTCGCATGCCTCATCAGTTCATGGACGGCTTCGACTTCGCGCGGGTTGTCCGCGAGCTTGTCCCAACCGCGCGTCATTGCGGCCGAGCGCATAATCTTGGCGGTCTGATCGAGCGAGCCTTCGCGCAGGAACGTGTCACGCAAGATTGCAAGGAAGGCCGTGAGCGAGTTCGGCCGTTCCTTGTGAATCTTGTCGAAGGCCGGGCCAAGCGTCTCCAGCAAATTACCGCCTTCGCGCCAGTCGAAGATGATCGAGAACGGGCAGATGGTGATGTTCGGCAGACCGGGCAGAACATTGTCGTCCGGACGATCGGCGTGGACCCACGCCCACGTCATTTGCCCGACCTGCAATTGATCCCTGCTTAGCGCCTCGATCAGCACGCCCATCTTCTGTGGCGTCGGCGCGTCTTCGTCACGCTCGTTGCCGCGTGTCCCAAGCATCGACGCGCAGTCCCATTCGAGCCACATGACGGGATAGGGCAAGCGGCACAACGGCAGCGCGGCGACCAGCGAAGACGGCTTCGAGCGCACCACGCCCACGGCTGCGCGCGCAACGTCGTCGTCGATCTTGAAGCGCTGCGCGCGCGCGATGCCCGACGCGAGCTTCGTCATGATGTTGTCGAGATCGAGATCGGTGCCGCACACCGCTGCGATCTGATCAGCAAGTCTCATCGGTCTTCACCTTCTGTCCGATCGCCTCGCGTACCTTGCGCACCGAGACCGCGTGGCCGGTCTGCGCATCGTCCCATGACGCATAGCGCACGCACGCCTCATCGAGCGGCCCACCGAACACCATCGTTTCAAACAGGATCGGCGGGCCCTTGCCGAAGTGCCGGTGATCGAGCCCGAGAAACACAGTGCTCACCGTGATCTCACTGGTGACCTGCGTCCATGCGACAATGCGGTTGCTCAGGTTCTCGAATTGCTGCGCCCACGCGATCACGTCTCTGACGCGCACCGGGCGGTTCTCTTCGTCGAGCACGTAGTAACGCAGCATGGCATCACGTCCGCAGCCGCTCGGCATCGCGCAGCATCTCAGCGGCGACGTGCTGCAGCAAGGCGGCGACGCGCTCGACGGTGAGGCTGGCGCTGGCCATGACGTCGCCTTGGATCGAGAAGCCCGAGCCCTTGTTGCCGTTGAGGATGATCACGATCGCCGCTTCGGCTTGCGCCATCTCGCGCGCGGCGGTGCAGGCGTCGTCGTATTTCCCGGGGCCGATCATACTGATGCCTCTTGCACGGCGAGATCGAGCCGCGCCGCATGCACTGTGTAAGCCGGATCGTAGGTGCCGCCGCCCTTCGCCTTGCAGGCATCACCAGCCAGTGAACCGCATTTCGGACAGGCCACACTGGCAACCGCATGACGCCGCGCCGCCTTCGCGGTTCGACTATGGTCTCCATCAGTCGGGCGTCTGTTTCCCGGGCCGATCATTGCTTCCTCATCACCGTGACGTTGTCGAATCCGGCGCTGGTCAGCAGCGCTTTGATCTCGGCCACGCCCTTGTCGGGCGTGTCGCCGGAAATCGTAAAGGCGCAGCCGGGGACCGCAAAATCGAACAGGCGGATGTGGCGCAGGAATAGTTGCGCATCCGCGTCGGGAATGTCGGCTTGGATCAAGAGCTTCATTGCTTCGTCTCCAGCCCGAGCCCTGCCGCCGTGGCGCCGTTGAGCAGAAACCAGTGCTTGCGATCGGCCGCGACGTTGCACGGATTCGGTGTGGGCTGGCCCATGCTGATCTTCGATTTGTCGACCGCTTCCCAACCGCCGAACGGACGACCGAGCGTCGCGGTCGCGAAGGCTTCAACTTCATCCTTAGTGACAGCGCCCGGCGCGCAGATCGAGCACGACACCGCGCCAAGTTCTGCAAACACGAACATGCCCTTGCCGGGCGGGATCGGTGCGTTGCCGTGGCTGATCATGAGAACAGCCCGCCCGTCAATTCGAGCCGGTGCTTTTCCGCCATCGCTTTCAATTCCTCGATCGTCCCGGTGCCGAGCCCGTAGACGTCTTCGTATCCGCAATGCAGCAGCGTCCAATAATCATCATCCGGCGCGATGATGTAGAGCGGGCGCCCGGCGATCCAGCCGGCGAGACAATCGCGCTGCGCCTTATCCTTGTACTCGCGCCAATCGATCACGGCCCGATCTCCGCGCGCACGCTCGCGCCCGTGACGGCGAGGATGTCATCGAGCGCGTGTTGCTTCTCTCCGCTCTCGCGGCGAACGTCTTCGTACCAGACACCGCCGGCATTGACCGACGGCGGCGCGATGAAGAGCGCATCGCTGGCGCTGAACCGGATCAGCGCGCACGTGTGCTCGGCATCGAGCCACGCACGCAGCGCCGGATCACGGTGCGCGTCCGGAAAATCCGGATCGCACCAGACCTGCACCACCGGGATGTTGATCGTCTCGTTGTCGAACACGGCGTTCACATAGTCGGGGATCATGTCGACGACGTAGTGCGCGCGATCGGGCCGGCGCAGATCGCGCGGCAATTGCCCGATGATCCATTGGCAATTCCACAGCCGGCACGATCCCGGCATGCGGCGAGAGTCGTGATAAACCTTGCAGCCCTTTGCCGCGCTCTGGTGCTGGCAGTGCTGGCCGGCGAGCTTGCCAAGCTCGTTGACGGCGAGCAACTTGCAGCACAGCGTGCAGCCGCCGCAGGATCGCGCGGGCGTGCTCATGAGAAGCTCCCGCTGTGGCCAGAGCCTTCACCGGCGGAAGCTGGCGCGCTTGGCCACACGCTGCCGCCTTGCGCCTCGCACTCGATCTCCTGCGCCATCAGGCAGCGCCCACCGAACATCACCACGTTGAAGCGCGCGCGGCAGTCGAGAAACGCGCATTCGATGTTGATCGCGGCACCACCCTGTGGGCCGATGATGAAGCCGCGCTGCTCGCACACGGGACAGTGCCCGCGCGTGAGGGTGTCGAGCGCGTGCTGCGGAAGCTGGTCGCCGGTCATGACCGCGCATCCCTCTGCTCGCGGAGGAACGCCGCGCACGCCTCCTGCGCCGCCTCCAGCGTCGTGAAATCGGCGCCGAGCTTGGTGTGCCCATTGCCATGCACGCGGCTGTCGTTGGCGCTCGCGGCGTAGGTGGCGCCGTTGAAGGTGACGACGCACGTCCACGGCCACACGCCGGCGCCCCACGATCGCGGCTGGCCGGCGACCAGCAATGGCGCAGCGATCCAGTCGAGATGCTTCGTGTCTGTATCGCTCATCGCTTGAACCTCTCCACCATGCGTCGCGCCAGATCGAGAACCGCCAGCCCGGCCTCGCGGTCGTTCGGCAGCAGCGCGATCACGTCGCGCATGACGATCTCGCGCGAGCGCGGCTCGGCCTCGTCGCGCACGCGGACCTGACCGCAGTTGTGGATGAACAACCGGCCGAAGCCATCCTCGACCATCACCCGAAACTCGCCGTGGCGCTTCTCGCCGCCGCCGATCAGCCAGCCGTCATAGGCGTAGTCGGTAGCCTTCACCGTCACCGGGATCGGGACGAACGCCACGTAATCGAGCAGACGCTTCATGTCGCCATCGGTCATTGGTGTTCGTCCCGTGTCTGTATCGCTCATCACCCGGCACCATTTTTCTTGCGCTTCGCCTTGCGCTTTTTCTTTTTCGTGCCGTACTTCAACAGGAAGCTCGCTTGCTTCGCGGCTTCCTCTTTCCAGTCGAGCTTGCGCGCCTTCTCGAAGCCGACGTTGACGCTGCCATCCGGGTTGAGCGTATCGCGGCGCACGTAGCCGAGCCCCGACGCAACCGCTGTCACCGTGACGTTCTGCGGCTTGCGCGTGCCGCCGTTGAACCATCCATCGAGCGTGGCTGTCGCGATCCCCGTGATTTCGTGGACCGCGTTGTTCTTCAGCTTCTCATCCTGCACGATCGTCTTCACCGCCCCTATGATCGGGTCTTTGTCGATCCATCGATAGGTCCGATACAGATGCACGCGGGCCATAGGTTACGCTCCCTCTGGTGCTGTCGTGGGCTTCGTCTTCGGTGTCTTCGGCTTCGGCTTGTTCTTCGGCTTGTTCTTCGGCTTGGGCTTCGGCTTCGTCTTGCTCTTCGTCTTCGCGAGCGCATAGGCGTTCGGGCCCGTGCGAACAACCGCGCCTTGCTTCTGAACTTTGAACAGGCACGAGTTGACCGAGCCCGGCGCGCGGCCTTGTGCCGCGAACACATCCTTCATCTCGCCGATCGACATCGTCTTGCCCTTCAGCATGGCGATGATTGCCTGCTCTCCGGTCATGTCGAAGGTTCGGTGCGGGCGGCCCGGCGGGCGTCCGCGTCGCTTGCCGTGCGGGTCCGTGCCGTTCGGCTTCGCCTTCGGTCCTATCAGGTCCAAGTCCATGTGCAGCTTGACGACGCCGGGCAGGCTGTTGAGCTTGCGCATCACCAGCCCGAGCGCGACTTCCTCGACTTCGATTCCGATCAAGAAGGGTTTCGGCATAATGGCTTTTGTCCTCTCTGAGACAGCGTTGTTCCGCGTCGCGCTTCAAGCGGTGAAGCACGGGCGGTTAGGTGAACGACAATCAGGCGCGTTAGTCTTCCTTGGCGGTCGCTCGGTCTTTGGCTCTTTGCTTGTTGAGCTTATGACGTGAGACCAGATGCTTGATTGCGAAGTAAACCGTCGGAGGCAGAGGCTCGCCTTTCTCGTATCTTATGATGGTGCGGCGTTCGAGCCCGAGACGCTCAGCGAATTCACCCTGAGTCATCTGGAGCTTCGCACGCGCACGCTTCACGAAGCCTGCAGTGCTCTTCATCGGAGTCATCGTGTCGGTAGCGAAGTCCGTCGTAGTCATCTCGCCTCTTTTCATCGCAGGTATTTTTCCGGGGGCTCCCGGCATTTGCGAGTCATAAGATGTCACTAAGCCGCGTGAGTGCGCAAGGTCGCACCGCAACACCTTTGAAGGTGTGCAAGTTCTTGCACAGCTTTGGGGAGGGGAAGGAAGCTAGAGAAGGGGAGGGCAGAGCGCTTTAATTGGCTCTTTTGTTGATCCGCTCTTTGGCTCGTTGCTTGTTGAGCCTGTCACGCGCGACCAGAAATTTGATCGCGAAGTACACCGTCGGTGGCAACGGTTCGCCCTTCTCGTATCGCAAGATGCTGCGACGTTCGAGCCCAAGCCGTTTCGCAAATTCTGCTTGTGTCATCTTGAGCTTAGCGCGCGCGAGTCTAACAAATTGAGCCGTTCGTCTTCGCATAGCCGCCTTGGGAAACTGTATTTTTTGCCTGTCGAAATTCTAACCTCCGTTGGGCGTTCGCAAAAATTTGTCACAACTTGTTACATGATGCTTCCAGCCCCAAGCTATTGAAGCAAAAGCGATGAAGACCGCACGTGCCTTCGAAGCGGCCAAAAGTTGAAAAAAGTTCCAAGTGCGCTTAAATGACACCCACTCGCGAATCGGGGCTTTCTCCATTTGGTCCGATCGCGAGGCTCGTTGCCGAAGTTGCGATCGCACGAGCAAGAGTCCCCGGTCGAGCGTGAAGCTCGGCCGGGGATTTTTGATTCAGGCAACAACAGAAGCGCCGGCAGTCTTGCCGATCAAGTATTGCAGCATCGCTTCATCGAACGTGTAGAAGTCCCGGCTGATGCACGTGGCGACAAGGAAGTGTGTCACCAGCGGGACCAGCCGATCAGCGTGCGGTGGATGCACACCGCTCATCGCGAGAGGCGCGGCGGGACCGATCGCCTTGCGCAGCCGCTCGATCTTCTCGAACGGCGCGGTGACGCCGGTGCCGCTGCCGCTCGTCATCGGAATAAATCCGCGCGCCACGGCCTCGCGCGCGCTCGCGTGCGGGTCCGGCTCGTTGTGCGTCTCTCCCTTGAACGCGACGGCGGCGAAGAACTTGTGATCGACGCCGGCCTTCTCGATGTAGGCATCAACGCCGGTGCCCTGCCACGCAAAATCGGACCATGTCGCGTCATAGCCTTGGTTCATGCTGTGACACACCGCCCACGATGGCGACTTGGTCAGCAGGTTGATGCCGATCTTGAGCCCCGGCACTTCGCGCCGGATCAGCGCCGCCGCAGGATCGACCGCGTCGTCGTTGCCGCTCATCGAGATGAGAAACACGCCGGGACAGCCGCAGCGCGCGGCAATCTGTGCGTTCTCGATCGTGCGGCTGTCGACGTCAGAGAGATGGATCACGGGCCAAATGTCGGTCATGCCCGAGTCCTCATGTTACCCATGTCGCCGATCGACATCACCGGATCGCCGATCAGTGCCTGCAGGAGCATGGCGCACTGATCAGCGGCGTCGACGCCGCCGTGCGGCAGCGCCTTCACCAGCTTCGCCGGCGCGGCATCGCGCGCGTGCGCGGCGCCGCCTTGAATGCAGCCGAAGCGATTGCGCGGCTGTTGCAGCACCGTTGCGATCCGGCGCAGCAGGTCTTTCTCTTCGTTCGTCACTTCGGTTCTCCATTTTGGTTTGAGATCATCCGGCGCTTGTCGCCACACACGACGAACACCTTCATGCCGTTCGCGATGATTTTGTCGATCGTCCGGTTGAGCGCAGGTTCGCGAAACGCTTCGGGCCGCGACGGATCGACATAGAGCACGAGGCTTTTGCCGTCCGACGTCATGCCCATGACGACCTTCGATTTGTCGGGCCGCATGTTGTCGTCGCCGTAGCCTTGCAGCCAGAGGCAATCGAACAGGCCGCAAGCCTCTGGTCGCTGCTCGCTGCCGTTGATCGCGCAGCCGACACCGATGGTGCAGTGCTTGCACCACTTGTCTTGCGGCTTCTCGATCGCCGGCACAGCCAACAGCTTGCAGCACAAAGTGCAGCCGCCGCATTCGCGCTTGGTGGGTTTCATCGGGTCACCTTCTTGCGCAAGCGCGCTTGTCGCTGTCGCTTCGGCTGCGCTGCCGTGCAGTTCTCGATCTTGATTTCGGCCAGAGGAAGATTGCAGAAGTAGACAACCTCGATCGGACTCCATTCGCGGGATGCGTCATCGGCCGCGCCCTTGGCGTCATCGGCGCGCAGCATGTGCGGGCCGGCGAGCAAGAGCGCCGCCGTCAGGATGAGGGACTTTATCGTCATTGTAAGGTTCTCCATTTTTGCGCCCGGTTGCGGCGGGCGAGTGTTCGCATGAACACTGTCGAGCGGCGCTTGTGGCACGCCGCTCTGCAGTGGTCACCTTTAGATGTCGTTGCGTTTGGCGCTGCCGCTCAGTGGTGGTGGCGCCACCGGCTCGGCCGGGGTGCTGTTGTGCGGCTGCGTGGCTCCGCCGCCGCCACCGCCCTTGTGCGGCTGCGTCTTGGGCGTCGCATATTTGGAATAGTCGATCACGCATTTCGCAAACGATCCGGCGATGATGCGCGAGCCTTCCATCGGTGCAGACCATAGCGTTTCGTTGCCGCCGGGAAAGATGAAGTACATCTTCACCGCCGATGCGAATTCCTCCATGAACGACCGGGGGGTCGTGCTGCCTTCCTCGTTTTTGAGAGACACTTCGATCATCTGCCCGTTGCCACCGGGAATCGATGTCGCGGTCCCCTTGAACGGCTCGGCGCGATCAAACTGGATCGTCATCGGCATCGTTGTGCCGATCGGGATATTCCAGCTTGACTTATAAACCTGCACGAACAGATTTTCGCTTCCCGCCTGCCACTTGATGAAGGCGGCGCGCTCTTTGTCTTGGATGCTCATCGAGCACATCGGCGTGCCGTCGTTGGCCGTGCCGGCATTCGCGGACCAAAGGCCGGATGTCTGGTAGGCCTTCATCGCAGCGTGCGCGCTCGAAGCACTGGCGAGCAGTGCGGCAGCGAGCGCGACGCGTTTCAGCGTCTTCATTTCAGTTCTCCATTTGTTGAGCCGGGTTGCGACCGGCACGGGGTGAAAGCGGCGCCAAGGCTGGCGCCGCTTTGTGGGTTACTTCGGTTCGAAGCAATTGAACTTCGATCGCAGGCCAGCAAGCAGCACCGTGGCGGCGGGCGTCTCCGGTGTCGGCTTCTGCTGTTCAGCGAGCTTGATCATGTCGGCCGGAATAACGGTGAGACCGTGCGGGATGCAGATGTTCGCGATGACTAGCTCTTTGTGAGTCCAAGCCAACGCCGCGAACGTGTCCCATGTGGCCGTCACATAGGCCGAGCAGACCGCTTTCTTCGAGTCGGTTCTGCAGTCCTTCAATAGCTCGCCGGCGGTGTAGCCGTTGGCGCCGGCGCCGGACGTCATCGCGAGCGCGATGGCAAGCGGCAGTAGAGACTTCATCGTCATGGTCATTCTCCATTTTGATAGCCGGCGTTGCGGGCCGGCAGTGTCCGTCGTGGGCACTATGGAACGGCGCCGAAGCGCCGCTCGGTGGTGCTCAGTCTTTTATCGGCGGGTACTCGCGCATCGATCCAAGGATGCGGTCCAGTGCTTCATCGACCGTCGGCGGCCCCGCATTCTTGATCTTGACTTCGGCTCTTGCGAGCGCCGGGAGCTTGCGCAGCACGTCGCGCAGTTCGTCGGCTTCTTCGCGCGTCTGCACCCTCTGGCTCGTGCTGTATTGAGCCTTCAGGTTTCCCAGTTGGGTCAGGTAGATCACTTCGACTTCAAACATTTTTTCTCCATTCGGGTTTGGCGCCGGCGTTGCGGCCGGCAGTGCTCGTCATGAACACTGTGAAGAGGCACGAGTTGTCCCGCGCCGCTCTGGCAGCACTCAGTCTTCTTGAACCTCGCTCGACAGCGCTTCGAACTCGTTGGCGTGTGCCGGGTCCGATGCTTCGAGATGCGCAAGCGGCTCGATGTCGTCGAGCGGGCTCATGTCGATGCCTTCCCATTCGTCCTTCCACGACGAATAGTTCGAGCCGGCATCGCTGTTGCTCCACTTCTCAGAGCGCGCGTTAACATAGTCGTCCATCTGGCCGACGATCTCATTGCGCAGTTCTTCGAGATCGCCGAGCGCGCCGTTGTAGTCGTCGATCGCGGGCTTGAGGTTCTCTTCGATCAGCACGTTGACTTCGTCGATCTTGTTGTTGATCTCGATGATGGCATCATCGATCGCCTTGTCTTTCCCGCGCAGCGCGGCGATCAGTTCGTCGCGCGTTGCTACCTGTGCCTTGGTCAGATGTTTCATTTTTTATCCTTCCTCACTGTCTGCATCTTGCGCGCGGGCTTCAAGGATCGTGATCGCCAGCCACAGCGCCGCGTCGCGATCACGCGTGGTCACGCCGGGCACTGGCAGCTTGGCGTCGAAGACTTCGCGCAGCACGCGCGCGGCCTTCTTGCTTTCGGTCTTCCGGCTCATCGTGCTGCCCTCCGGGTTGCCTTGTCGGCCATCTCGGTATCATCGCAGCCGATCACGGTGTCGATCGTCGCGAGCATCGCGTCGACGCTCGGCAGCGCCTCGCGCATCGGCCACGCGCGGCAGTGCGGGCAATGCATGCTGTTGTCTTCGCGGAAGACTTGAGCGAAGCCGCAAGCGCGGCATTCGTAGGTGTAGAGATTCGCCATTTTGAAAGTCTCCATTTGATGCGCCGGTTGCGCCGGCAGTGTCCGTCGTGGGCACTATGGAACGGCGCCGAAGCGCCGCTCGGTGGTGCTCATCGCGCGCTGATGTCGACGTTGGTCACCTTCTTGCTGCGCAGATCGTATTCACAGACCACGCGCGAGCGCACCATCGCGCCGAAGCCGTTCTGGAATTTGGCATCGGGCTCGATCACCGTGACGGTGCCGGTGCTGTAGTTGCTGCCGGGGCGGAAGGATGAGAAGGCGAACCACGGCCATTCTGGCGTGCCGTATTTGGCGAGTTCTTCCGCCTGTTTTTTGCAGTCATATTGCACGCCGGACCAGCCGCCGAAGTTGTTCGCCATGTCGGCGTTGTCGGTGCATTTTGTCCAATCGGATTTGCACGGCGATGCCGGCGTCGTGTCGGCGGGCTTGCCGTTGCTCAGCCAGATCAGGCCGACGATGATGATCAGAACTCCACCAAGCTTTTTCATTGTCATTACTCCATTTGTGATCCGGCGTTGCGGGCCGGGTGTTCGTCATGAACACTGTGAGGCGGCGCCTTGCGACGCCGCCCTGCAGTGGTCAGTGCGATCCGACGTCGATCGCGGCGGCGTTCCACGGTGCGTTCGCGATGTAGTGGCGAACGTCCTGCGGGAAGCCGGTGATCGCGAACAGAACCGGGCAGGCCGGCTCATCGTGCGCGCTGGTGATCTCGTGCTCACCGTCGGTGAAGCACACGATCAGCGAAGCGTCGATTTCGTTCGCCACGTGCTCGAACAGCGGCATCAACCGGGTGCCGCCACCGCCACGCGGATCGAACTCGATCTCGTCGCCGCCGCGATACGTGTCGACGCGCGTCACCCGCGTGTCGCCGTAGATCACGACAAGCTCGTCGATGATGTTCTCATCGAGCGCCGCTTGCACTTCGACGCCGATCGCCGCAAGCGCGACGTCATCCATCGAACCGGACGTGTCGACCAGCATGGCGACGCGGTTGACGCCGTCACGCTCGCGGCCGGGTAGATAGAGCCCGCCGCCGATGAAACGCCGGTTCGGACGCGACCACGTTTCGGTGGTCACCGCGCCGCCGTCGAAAAAGGCACGCAAAGTCTCGCGCCAGTCTTGCGGGGGATGATCGTTCCGCTCGATCTCGCGCGACACGTGCCCGGGAGCGTCGCCGCGCTTGCGTGCAAGGCTTGCGGCCTCGCGCACGACACGTTCCCATTTGGCGTCGACGTCGGCCCGCTCGGCGGCATCAACCGCCGCGTCGAGCACTTCGCCGCAGCGACCGGGATCGCCCGAAGACGGGCCCGGCTTGGAACCGCCGGCATCGCTGCCAGCGTCCGAGCCTTCGCCGTCGCCAGAGCCCTCGCCGGTGCCCTCGCCGGGCTCGCCAGCGTCGCCGGCGCCGTCGCCGGTGCCAGTGTCGCCCGGCTCTTCGCCGGCCTCACCAGCGCCCTCGCCTGCGCCTTCGTCGCCGTCGGCATCGTCGCCGTCGGTTCCATCGGTTCCGTCCGCTTTGTCCGCTTTGTCCGCTTTGTCCGATTCGGGCTGCGGCTGTTGCGGCGGCTGCTCTTGCTTCCGTTCAAGCTCACGCGTCCGATAGATGTCTTCCGCGCTCATGCCCTCGAAGCGCCAGTCGAGCAGGGCGCCTTCCGGCAGCTTGAAGCCCGCGCGGATCAGGTCAGGGTTGATCGCGAGATCGCAGCACACGTTCCATTCTTGCGGATCGCGGTTACCGCGACGCGTGTGATGGCGGCGCGCGTCGTGCTCGGTCTCGTGCGCCTGCACGCCGAGCACTTCGACCTGCGACAGAGAGGCGATGAAGTCCGGATTGAAAAAGTGCGTCCGGCCGTTCGTCGCCATCGTCGGGAAGTCGCGCGACGGCTTGGCCTCGACTTGGCTGACCAGCACGCCGTAGAACGTGCGCTCAAGGATCAGTTCTTGGCGCGCCTTGCTCACGCGCTCGGCGGCTTGCGCCGTCACCGTGTCGATCGTCTGCATTGTCATCTCCATTTTGAAAAGCGCCCGGGTTGCGGCCGGGCGCGCTCTCAGCCGAGCAGGCTTTCGACATCGCGCAGGATGTCGTCGGCGCTCTTGGCCACCGACTTCCGCGCGTTGTCGTCGTGTCTCAGTGTCTCTGCGTCTTCGACGCAAAGTTCTTTGTTGATGCGATCGGCGATCGCGTCGAGCGCCGGATCGTTGTCGAGATTGAAGGCCGGCAGAAGCTCGGCAAGCTGCCGCACGTTCTCGACCAGCGTGTGCGAGAAAAAGCTGCGCGAACCTTTGCCCGGCTTTTTGTACGCCTTCAGCTTCTCGGCCATGTGCCCGACGACTTCGGTGATCTGCTTGGCCGTGTGCTTCATCGCATCGGCAAGCACCGCTTCGTTCGTCTCGGCAAGCTCGCGCTTGATGTCTTCGACCGTGTCCGCGTCGAGCACGTCCGAGCGGAAGTCATCCGACTCAGGCAGCGGGAACGTCTTCGTCGTCAGCCTGAACTTGCTCCTGATCTCATCGGCCGGCGGATAGTCCGACGCGTTGAACAAGCCGTTGAGCGCTTTCTTGCGCTCGGCAATGAACGTCGGATATTCGCGGCAGAAGTCATCAGCAGCCACGTCGAACTCGCGCTTCAATTTGCGAAACTCGCTGGCGAACTTTTCGTGCAGCTTGTTCGGCAGGATGCGCAAGCCTTCGTCGGCCCACGGCTTGGTCATCGTGTAGTGCAGCCGGCGCGCCTGCGCGACCAGCGAGTTGATCGCTTCGAGCCGCTTGGCCTCGATCAGCAGCTTGTGATAGCGGCCGGCGTCGTCGCTCGCGTTGTGCTCGCGGTTGACCTTGTCCGTCACCCGCTTGTCGAGCTTGCGAGCCGTCCATTGGCTGATGTCGACCGACACCAGCGTTGCCTTCCGCGACAGCGGCGAGGCGATCACTTTCGTTTTCGCGTTCATTGGGAATCTCCATTTGAAAGGTTGGCGCCGGTTGCGGCGGCGCAGTGCATGGGCACTATGGGGCGGCGCACACGGCGCCGCCCTTACTGCTCACGATTGCAAGAGCGCGCCCTGATTGGCGACGGCCCACTTGCTATAGGCCGACGTCTCTTTCAGCTTCGGGTCACGCATCACGGCGTCATGCACGAGCAGCACTTGATGCTCGCCGCGCAGCCGCTCGGCATAGGTCACGATCTGCGACCAGTTCTTTCGCGTCGCGAGACGCGCGAGCCCGGTGCAGACCGCGTAGAGTTGCGAAGGTTCGGTTGGCACCTTCGCATTGGCAGGATCGGCGACGATGTCGTCGAGTGAACCGAGCGATTGATAAAGCTCGATGAAGCCGTTCAACTCGCCGGCGACGTCATTGCCGACGTGCATGGCGAACAGCTTTTGCCGCAGCGCGATGCTCGGCTCGTCAACGAACTCCGCAGCCGCCGTCAGCGAGCGCGGCGTCGGGAATGCGTTCTCATCGCCGCGCGGCATCCGGTGGATCAGTTCGCGCCGCAAACGGACGAACGCCACCATCTCAGGCGCCACGCCGTTCGCGTTCGCCCATGCAGCCCACGCGTTGACATCGGGCAGCACGGTCAGATGCGAGAAGCGGTTGCGCAGCGCCGTCGGCATCCGCTGAGCCGCCGCGCGATCGCTCACGCGGTTGCCGGCAGCGATGATCTGCCAGCCAGCCGGCAGCACGTAGTCACCGATGCGCCGATCGAGCACGAGACCGAACAGCACCGCCATCATCTGCGGCGACGCCGTGTTGATCTCATCGAGGAAGAGATAACCGAACTCGCCATCGCGCTCGGCGTTCGGCAGGTCTTCCGGCACAAGCCAGCGTGTCGTGCCCGTCTTCAGGTCCGGCACCGGAATGCCGCGCACGTCGACCGGCTCGCGCAGGTTGGCGCGATACTCGATGACCTTGCGGTTGTTCTTGGCGCCAAGCTGGAAGACGATCGCCGACTTGCCGAGCCCGGGCGCGCCCCACATCATCACGGGCTTGCCCTTGGCAAGTTGCCTTTCGAGCAGCACAGCCGCTTCAGCGATCGTGCATTCAACTTCGTTCAGAAGAGCAGTCATTGCATTCTCCATTTGTTGGCGCGCCGTTGCGAGGCGCGAGTGCATGAACACTGTGAAGCGGCGCGCCTTCGTCTGGTCGCCGCTCTTCAGTGGTCACTGCGGCGCGTGGCGCCGCGCAGTGTCAGCATCAACAGGGTCGCACCCTCGTGCTCTTGACCGTGTCGTCTTCGTTATGGCCGCGCCCTCGCGCTCTTGACCATTGCGTCGTCTGTCCTCGCACCGTGCGCGCATCGTGCATGCGCGCCGCTATTCGTCGGGGAGGTGGCTGCAGTGTTCGCGCGACGCGTTGCGTCCGCATGTTCTGCAGTGAAATTGGTGTGGCCATTTTACTGGTACCCCGGGCAGTGACTGAGCCGATCCTTCTGAGGGGAGCGGTGCGGCTGTGAGAGCGATGCTCATCAATCAACCGGGTCTGGTGCCGGACCCCCCTCGTCAAGTGAGCGCCCGAAGGCACCGCAGGGGAGCAACCAATCAAGTAACGAGAGACGTATATGGCATGTCACATGATATGACACAAGAGGCCAGCCACATCTTTTTTGCCTTTGGCAAGCGGCTGAAAACACACAAGAAAAAGCCGCCCCGAAGGGCGGCTTTGCTAGGGTAGCGCGGGTTTTTTATCCGCCCCGGATCGCGGCGAGCGCGGCCTTGCCTTCGAGCGGCATCTGCTTGGTGGCGCCGCTTTTCTTGGCCTTCAGCGTCGCGATGCGTCCGTGCGCCTTGGCCTTGCGTTTCGCTTCCTGCTCAGCGGCGATCGCTTCACCGACGGCATCGGGCTTCGAGCGCCGAAGGAAGTCCGGCATGTCATCGTCGACGCTCGCCGGCGCAGGGGCTTGCGGCTGCGGCGCCGGCGGCTCGACGTTCGCCGATGCAGCGGGCGCATCCCTTGCCATCTCGCGGAAGACTGTCACCGCGAGAGACTCAGGCTTCACCGGGAGCGCCGGCGTTCGTTCGTAGCGCTCGATCGATCGACGCACCGCCTTCAGCTTGGCGGCGATGCGGCTGAGCTTGTCGAGCGTGTCGTCGCGTTGTCGCTCCAGCCGGGCGCGATCCTTGAGCGCTTGCTGGTGACGTCGTTCGCGGAGTAGGGTCTGCATGTTAGGTCTCCATGTACTTGCGTTGCGAGTGAGGGGCCCGGGACGCGTCCACGTCCCGGGCTCTTTGCTTTATGCCGCCTTGCGTTTGATCTTGTCGGTGAGCTTGATCGCCTTGTGACCGATCGGCGTCATCACGTCGCCGTTGATTCCGCAGACCTCGAAGTCAGGATGGATGTGATAGGTGACCCATCCATACTTCGTGACCTGCTTTGATCCAGCGTGACCCCGAAGGGCTTTCACTGCGGCGTCTTCGCTCGCCTTCGACCACGCCCAAAAGTTCGCGGTCATTGCAAGGTAGACATAGTTCGTCGTGTCGATGGCTTGCGCCATGTTCGTCTCCATTTCAGATTTGCATTTCAAACAGCCCGTTCGCCGCTCTGACCAGCGAACACCAGCATTATAGAATATCGACTCTTCGATTTTTCGGAGTCAGCGCGAGTCACACGCAAGAAGTCCGCATGCCGCAATGCGTCGCGTCGCGATTTTGTAAACTTGACATCGATGGATTGGGCACAAGTGCCGCGTCGATCGCACGTTGCGAGTCAAGAAGTGGCCGTCGTTAGCGGTGTCGGCTCGGCAAAAATAATTTTTGCGGGATCTTTTTTGGAATCGGCAAGCGCACACTGCATCACGAGCGCGGTGCGGTTGGCGGTGCCGGTTTTGGCGTAGAGAAGATGCAGCATCATTTTCACCGTGCCTTCGGTGACATTGAGGTTGCGCGCTATCGCTTTGTTCGACAGCCCCTTCGACAGTTCACACACCAGTTCGCTTTGGCGCTTGGTCAGCTTCATGGATTGCCCTAGCCGCTGAAAGGATTTTCTCGATCTCGTTTTTCAGGTCGACGTTCGGCTCGTGTTTACCGTAGTCCGTCTCACGCCACCAGCGTTGCCGAAGTTTAAGCGGCAGCGCGAACCATTGCGCGCGCGTCAGGTCCACGGCACCAGCCGGCTGTGCTCCGGGCCAACGACCTGATAAATCGGCAGGCTCGCGTCGCCCATGCCGATCACGGTGGCTTCGGCTTCGACACTGTCCGTCAAGCGACGCGTCACACGGTAGCCTGTTTGACTCCAGCCGCGCTGATAGCCGTCGGGCCGGCCGTCAAAGTAGCGCCGGACAATGAACGTCGAGCCTTCGGCCAGACCTGTCACTTTGCCGGTGAAGATCATGAGCCCCTCATCAGCTTGCCGAATGCGTCCTGTCCTTCGGGACTCTGCGCCCATGCGTCGCTCTCTTCCTTGCTCGCATCGAACTCGCCGGTGAGATGGCGAGCCGCGAGCGCTTCGGCTGCCGGCGTGCCGATCGCGCGCAAATCTGCCAATAGCTGAAGCTCCGGTGTGTCGAGCGGCGAGAGGAAATCGTGATAGTACCCATCAGCCGCCTTGGCAGCCATTTCGTCGAGCCCGGCCTTCTGTAATTCCTGCGCGAGAAAATCTTTCGTGTGCATGTCAGTCTCCCTCGAACAGATCGGGATGCTTCGCCATGATCATGCGCGCAGCGGTGCAGAACAGCCGCGCGCTGGTCTCGGTCATCACGACGCGGCCATCGGGAAGATCGAGGCGCAGCGTGATGCTCGGCCTGCCGCTGGTCATGCCGTTGTCGAGCAGCGCGACGCCGATCGGTGGCGCACCGTCGCCCATCAACTCGATCACTTCCTTCTCGCGAAGATCGGGCCAGCAATTATCGCCGTTGAGGTGGAAGTCTAAGCTCGGCATCACGGTCGCTCCCTCTCGTTGCCCGGTCATCGCTGTTCGTCCATGTGCGGCGCGGTCGGTCGCGGCATCCAGTGCGTGGCCTTGATGCCGTGGAGACGGCCGCCGTCGCTGCCGTTGGACTCGCACCGCCCACCCTGCGCATTGCGCCAGTCGCCATCCACGCGGCGGAAATCACAAGCACGCTGACCACGATCGATGCGGACGGCCTCGCCGTTGTAGTTGGCAACCCATAGGTCAACGTATTCATTGTCCGGCGCTGTCCCGATTGGTCGCCATGCAGCGGCGATCATCGCCTCGTAGACCTTGCGGACGGTTCCAGAGTGCAACTGGCCGTCGCAGGCTTCGATGCCAGCGCAGATCATCGTGGGCGTCGCGCTCTGCACTTTATTTTCCGACACGATCATGGGATCACCTCGCGGTCTCTCGGCATCACGGTCGCCCCCGTTCAAGCTGATGAACCACCGAGACCTTCCATCCCTTGTCGGCGCAGTATGCCCGCACACGCGCACGTGTCCACTTGCCGCGCTTCATGTAGTTCACGATCGGCGCCGCCTCGACCACGACGTCGTCGAACAGCACGATGCCGGCGGTGACGTGCCCAAGCGTGTGCTCGTATTCGATGACGGCGAGGGTCTCGATCATTCGAATACCTTGATCGGTCGCGAGCGTTTTCCAGAGACGATGATAACGGCCTTGCGGATTTCTTCGTCCGGCCGGCGCTCGACGCTAGCCATGAGCATGCCCCACACGACACGACGCACATGGAAGCCGTTGCGCTTCTGCGTGCCGATCGCCCAAGCGTTTCGGTTCGAAGCATGCTTCATCACAGGTTCTTCCTGATCACCGAACCATGATCGGCGGGCGGATCAGGTTTGCGCTTCAGCCGCTTCAGCAGCGTTTCCATTTCATCGTAGCGAAGTGATTTGTCGCGCGTGTGCTGCAGCGCCTCGACCAGCACCGCGATCTCGTCTGGCGTGACGATCTTGTATCCCACCAGCGTCAACGCATGCTCGACGAAGCTCGCCTTCGCGCGCCTCTCAAGATCGTTGTCGCCGATCTTGAGGCCGAGAGCCTCAATCGCGAACACGATGGCGTCGATGTGATCCAACATCAGCTTTCCCCGTAGCGCAGCCGGCGCACTTCATCGCGCTTGCTGATCTCGCTCTCGATCGCCTTGAAATCGAGCGAGCCCATCGCTTCGCTCACCGGCGCGAGCGACTCCAGAAACATCTTCGCCTGCGGTGAGACGATCGCCATCGCGACGACCTGCGTGCGCAGATCGAGGCTCTGTTGCTCGATCTTGGTGGCGGCGCGGCGCTTCATCGCCTCGATGCGCGTCATCGCAGCCGCGCGCAGTTCGGCGCGCCGGCTCGCCATCATGTTCTGACCACGGCCGGCCCATTGCAGCGAGAGCCCCGGGGCGAACGCCGCCGGGATGCCGAGCTTCTTGCATTGCGCCATGATCTTCTTATTCGCTTCGGCGACGACCTCTGCCGCCTTCTCGGCGGCTTCGCGCCAGACCTCATCCTCATCGAATTTATAGACCGTCGAGATGTGCTGCTCGAAGTCGGCGATGTGCCGCGCCGCTTCCTCTTCGATGTACGCCTTCAAAACTTTTGCGCGATCCTTGATGATCATCGACAGATCGTGCGACTCGTTTCGGTTGAGCTTGCGGATCGGCTCGATGCTCGTGTCTTCAGCCATGTGGGCTAACCCTTTTGCTGCTCGGCTTCGATAGCTTTTATCGCTTCCTCGATTTTGACTCGCGCCCCGGCGACCGCTTGATGCAGATCGGTGCGACATTCTGCGTCATGAATGTCTTGCGACAACTGCCACAGCTTTCGCTCGGCCGTTTCGGCGCGGCGCTTCCAGCCTGCGAGTTGGTAGCCTCGTCTCATTCCTCCGTCACCGGCTGCAGTGGCACCGGCACGCCGCGCATCGTCTCGGGTCCGCGATTGTTTTCGAGCTTGCTGTAGTCGCGGATCGGCGGCGGCTTGCCATGCTCGCAGTCGCGCTTGTGATCCTCGCCGCGACCGCGACCGCAACCCGGGCAGATCGTCCATGATGCTTTAGCCATTGGTGGACTCCCCTAGAGCCTCGCGCGCGATCTTGCCGACGCCCTCGACGACGTGGCGCATGCAGTGTGCGCTGATCGAGTCGAGTGTGATGCCACCGGCTTCGAGAAGCTCGCGCGCTTTCTTCAGGTCCGGTTCGGGAAACACGTCGAGTGGATAGGCGTCGGCCCATTGCGCGATCCGCTGCAGCGCTTCGGTGAGAACGGACAGCCTGTCGTCGAGCCGCTCGTAGTTATCAGCCATTACGACCATGCGCTGCGAGTCGGTATGGCGAGCGTCGCGCAGCGCGTCACAGTCGCGCGAGAACGCGCGCAAGTGCGAGATGGCTTCGAGCACGAGCCGCTCGCTGTTGCCGTCATCGCGCCGGGTCAGCCGCTCGATGAAGCCTTCGACTTCCCATCCCGCCTTGGCGTCGGCGCTCATGCGATCCGCGCCGCCAGCGCCGCACGCTCGATCTCGGTCAAGTCCCACATGGCCAGCACAACCCACATATCGCTTTTACCGATGCGGCGCAGCAGATACGGATCGCGCGGCGGCACGCGCGACCATTCGGCCTCGAACAAGATGTGATAGTTCGCGAGCCCGCGCTTCGGCCGATGATCAATCGGGATCAGCGGCGTGATCGCGCGCCCGCCGTAGCGTGTGGCTGCACCGGTGAATGAGCCGCGCGGGAAATTGAACATGCACGAGTTGTTGAGCGCCGGCGTGCGCCACGGCCGGTTGGTGCCTTCGGCAAACATGGTGCAGGCGCCGTTGTCGTTCATGTCGACGCGGCACGCCTTCTTGTCGGCGCGCACGATCGCGAGCTTGGGGAAGCCGTCGGCGCCGAGCCCTGCCTTCGCGATGCTGTCGAGCGCCTTGATGATCAGCTTGCCCTGCGCGAGCTTCTGATAGGCCGCCATGATCTCGCGATCGATCGGCTCGCTGTAGTGCTGATGCTTGCGATAGGCACGCCAGAGTTCGCGCGCCTTTGACGGATCGAGGGTGATGCTCTGCGTGTCCATGCTCTTGCTCCTATGATGCGATCCGCCCCGCCAGTGCAGCGCGATCGGTCTCGGTGGCAACCGTCTTCAGCTTCAGTCTGAACACCGCTTCGGCGCGCTCCATCTGGCGCGCGAGCACGCGCCTGTCGTCTTCGTTGAAGCATTCAGCTTTGAGCAGCGGCAGGCCAGACGCGATCGACGCGTCGACCTCTGCGCGCGTCGCCAGCCCGCCGCCGGCATAGGCGACGATCTCCACCGGCTCGCCCATCTTGATGATCGGCCCGCCCTCCGTCTTGATCACCCGATAGTCGTGGCAAATCCACAGCAGCGTGCAGCCCGGGTTGCGCTCCAGCATGAGCCCGCCGGGCTTCTGGTGCTGCTCTGGCAGGTCCGTGTTGTTGCGGCGCATGCGCGGCTTGGTCAGGAACGGGCACGCCTTCACGGCATATTCGGCACAACCGCGATGCGATGGCGGCTCGGCCGACGTCCTGTTGACGGCGCACATCGGCCCGGCCGTGAACACCTTGAAGCGGCCGAGCGTGTTGCCGCACAGCCAGCACAGATCGGAGCGCACCGCGCGCGCCCACTTCCGTGAATCCATCACGCGGAAGTCCGGCTTGTCGTCGATCCACTCGACGAACCACGGCACCGGGAATCCGGTGTCGCTCACCGGCAGATGGCGCAGCCGATCAGGCAGCGGGATGTCGGCGATCGCGGCGTTGAGCTTTCCCATTTTGGCTTGCTCCATTGCTTGGATGGTCGCACGTATCAGGCTGCCTTCGCTTGCCAGCGGCCCAAGAAAACAACGTCATTTGGATTGTGTGTTTGCGTGGGTCCCCCCTTCGCCGGACCCGCGCTATCACACAATGCAGACCCTTGTGCCGCAGCGACTTTCTGCACGCGCTCGGCGGTGGGGAAGAGTTTCGTCCCGCCCATGATGGCGCTGAGCCGCCCGTACAGCGACAGATCATAAGGCTTGGCCCAGCCGGTCTGATGCACCACGACAGAGTCGATCAGCCGGCGGAACGCCATCCGCGCGGCATCGCGCTTGTCAGGATCGATATTCTCATTGGTCAGGTAGCCGTGCAGTTCCTCGACGATCTGCCGGTAGGCGTCGAGCATCTTCGGATGGAATTCGACGACGTTGCTGTCGGCTTGCAACAGTCGAAGTTGCTCCACCAGATTGGCCCGCTCGGTCTTCAGCGGCGGCAGGGCGGCGATCAACTCTTCGACCGGATCGTCGCTCTCGGTGATGGCATAGGTCACGCGCGTGATCTTTAGCTCGACGCGAGCTAACAACTTTTCGAGCGATAGCTTGTCGGCGCGGTTCTGCTTTGCCTTCTCAGCAAACTTCGCAACGCCGATCTTGGTTGCCTGCATGATGCGCGCCGGGTCAACGAGTTCGTCGCGCATGCGATCGATCACCGCGCGCTCCAGCTTGCCGACGTCATAGCTCTTCTTGTTCGCGCAGGTCCGATGAAGATATGCCGTCGTGCATGACACGCGCTGCCCGACGCCATTGTTGTGCGTGATCCGCATCGGACCATTGCACACGCCACATCGCAGTAGACCCGCGAGCAGGTGCTTACGCTGGCCGGGCGGCGTTGCATTCGGGGTGCCCTTGCGCCGAGCCTTGCTTGTTCGCAGAGTATTCGCAGCCTCCCATAATTCCGGCTGGACGATCATGAGATCAGGGCGAGCCTTGCGCTGCCACTCACTTTCGCTGGTTTGCTGACGCGCCTTCCGTTGCGTTTGCCAATGGATGATGTTCTTGCGCCGTCCCCACACCAACTCGCCCTTGTAGATCGGGTTGCCAAGCATGCTCCTGCTGCCGCCGCTGAGTATTGTGTAGAGACTCCACACTCCGCCACGCGGCGCGGGGATGCCATCAGCGTTCAAGCCTTCGACGATTTCGCGCGGCGTGCGCCCGCTCACATACTCGCGATAGACGCGCTGCACGACCTTGGCCTGCTCTTCGTTGATGACTTGAACACCGGGCTGATCGGGTAGGCGCTTGTAGCCGTAGGCGATCGATCCGGGGATTTTTCCGTTCTCGATCTTGGCGGCAAAATTGCGCCGCACGTTATCGGCCACATCCTTCAGAAACATCTTGCCCATCATGCCACGGAAGCCGATGTGCATGTCGTTCACCCAACCTTCTTTCGCGGTCAGAATTTTGATTTTGTAGTAGGCAAAGAACCTGTTCAGGAACGGCAGATCGACATCGCTACGCGATATGCGGTCGAGCCCTTCGGAAACCAACACTTCGAAACCGCCAGCTTGTGCGAGTGACATCAACTCGCCCATGCCGGGACGATCTTCCAGCGTGGCGCTGGTCGCGGCTCGATCAGCAAACTGCCGCACGATGCTAACGTTCTTCTCGCGGTCTGCGAG